TGCAATGGGTGGAAGTGTTACAAATGAAATAGCTTCAGTTCCAAGAATGTATGCAATGGGTGGAAGTGTTACAAATGAAATAGCTTCAGTTCCAAGAATGTATGCAATGGGTGGAAGTGTTACCGACAGCATGAATATTGGCTCAATTAGATCTAGATATGCAGATGGAGGTGATGTTTCTGAAATGCCTTCAACAGTTTCAACATCTAAATCTAAAAGTTCTCCAGAAGAGATTGCATCAAATCCATCCGTTTATATTAAGATTGATATAAATAATAATGGTGAAGTTTCAGCAAAAACAGAAGAAGATAAAAGCAAGCAAAAAAATTCACCGTTTGGTGAAGATTTTGGACAAAAGTTATCTCGTCAGGTTAGGGATATAGTTAAAGATGAGATGGTTCAGCAATCTCGCGTTGGTGGTATAAATTCTCAGATAAGAAGAACAAAATAAAGTGTATTAAATGAAAAGGATTAAGGAATGCCAGTTCAAAATACATTTTTTCCATATTCAAGTTCTGTAAATTACAAAAAATTTGATGTAATCAGAGGAACTTCTATTTCTGATGCATATTATCTTTATGCAACGCAGGACTCGTTAAATCAGAATCCAAATTATGTATTTTCATATAATGTAACTTCTTACGTTACAGATGATAATAAAACTACTGTTAATTTTACAAAAACTGGCTCTGGTCCGAATTTTGTAGCTGGTTCATTAGTTAGAGTTAATGGAACATTATCAAATGGAGCAGATTTCACTGGAATGGTGATAAATGGTGGAAATTCTTTTATACAATTTATAAACGAAAATCAATATGGAAATGGTGGTGCTGGAGGAGTAGTTACTTGTTCTATTAATCCTTGCTGGACAAGTGGTTTTATGTTTATACCATCTTATTCTTCATCGCAAGAAATAAAAATAATAAAAAATGAAGCAAAATTTGGTGATGGATATTCTCAAAGACAAAGAGATGGTTTGAATACAGTAAATTATAATTGGAAATTAAATTTTGATAATAGAAGTGATAGAGAAACAAGAGCTATTTCTACTTTTATTGAAAATAAAGCAGGTGTTGATTGGTTTAGTTTATTAATTCCAATAAATAATTTGACAAATAATACTGATAATAGGTATATTGCTAACTCAGCACAAATAACAACTAATTCCTATAATCTAAATTCAATATCTGTTGATATTCAACAAGTATTTGACGTATGAGCAAAACAGTAACAAATCTAGAAGCAACAAAGTTTAATCCAAGTGCATTATTATCATTATATAAATTAGATGCATCAAGTTTGGGAGGTCCAACTTTGTATTTTCATGATGGTTCATCAAATAATTATAAAAATATAACTTTTGATGGAATTGAATATATTGCTTTTCCTGTATTTTTAGAAGGTTTTGAATATGATGGAAAAGGTTCTTTACCAAGACCAAAGCTCAGAGCGGCTAATATAAACGGATTTGTATCTTATTATATTCTTAATGGGCAAAATTTAATAGGTGCTAAATTTTCAAGAAAAAGAGTTTTTGCTAGATTTATAGATGGTATAAATTTTGATAATGGAATAAATCCATATGGATTAGCAGATCCAGAAGCAGCTTATCCTGATGATATATTTTTTATAAATAGAAAAATAACAGAAAATAAAGATTATGTAGAATTTGAATTAGCAACTCCATTAGAAATAGATAATGTAAAACTTCCAACTAGAATGATTTTTGCAAATATATGTGGATTTAAATATAGAGATTCTTCATGTGGATATACTGGTATTCCAGTTGCTGATAAAAACAATAAAGTTATGGGTGTTGGTGGTTATGGATTTACACTTAATAATAGAGGTCAATATAGCGAATCTAATACTTATAATATAGGAGATTATATTTATTTGATTAGTCAAATAAGGGAAACAGTTGGGGAATCAATTTTTTATGTAGCTAAAAACAATGGAATTAAAGGAATCGAAAATGGACCAATTCAATCTCCAGATAAATGGATAGCTGATTTTTGTTCAAAAAATCTTGCTGGATGTAGAAAAAGATATCCAGCCCCACAAGTATTAAGATTTGGTGGATTTCCAGGAGCATCAAGAGGAGAATATTTAGTATGACAAATAATATATATCAAGAAATTATTAGTCAAGCTGAATCTTCGGATGAAGAAATTGGTGGTTTTATTTATTTTGAAGGATCTCAAGCAAAAATAGATAAATGCGAAAATATAGCATTAGATAAAAAAAATTTTTTTGAAGTATCTGCTGATGATTATATTAAAAACTTAAAAAGAAACTTATATGCTATATATCATTCTCATGTAAATTCAGATTATAATTTTAGCGAACAAGATTTAGAAATATCTGAAGAGTCATGTTTACCTATTTATGTTTATTCTAAAATAGATAAAAAAATAAATTCATATATTCCTTTATCTTATGATTATGGAGATTTTCAAGGTAAGAGATATATATGGGGATTTAATGATTGTTATGGTTTAATTAGAGATTTTTATAAAAAAGAAAAAAATTTTTTATTACCTGACTATATAAGAGATGAATCATTCAGAACAAGTAATTTTGATATAATGATTAAAGAAATAAATAAATTTACTAAAAAAATTGATGATTTTAAATTTGGTGATTTATTTGTATTTTCACAAAGAGGTAATGCAAAACATTTAGCAATTTATTATGGAGATGGAAAAATTCTTCATCATCCTATTGGAAAACTTTCTGTAATAGAAGAGATAGGAAGTTTAGGTGAAAATTTTATAGGAGGATTTAGATTAAATGAATGAAAATCTTGTAACAATACATCTTGGCGGCAAGTTAGGAAAAATGTTTGGAAAACTTTGGAATCTTAATGTTTCTAGTCCAGCTGAAGCAATAAGAGCTATTTCAATAAACACAGCTGGAAAATTTTTAGAATATTTAGATACAGAGGGTAGAAATAAATATTACAAAGTATGCGTTGGTAATAAAAAAAATACTTTATCTTCCGATGAATTAACTGGAAGAACTGGAAAATCTGATATATATATCATTCCAGTTATAAAAATGTCAGGTGCAGTTGCAAAAATTATTGTTGGAGCACTTTTAGTTGTTGCTGGTATTTATCTTTCTTTAACTGGTAATCCAATGATAGGATATGCATTAATTTCTACTGGACTTGGATTAATAGTTGGAGGTATTATTGAATTAATGACGCCAATTCCAAAAATGCAAAAAGAAGATAATAGAACTTCCAGTGTTTTTCAAGGAAACGCTTCTGTAATTGCCCAAAATACACCAGTAGGTTTAATTTATGGAAGAGTGCTAGTGGCTCCAATGCCCATCTCGCTATCTCTTGATAATTATCAAGCGGATAGCACAAGCAAATCAACTATTAAAAATCCAATTTTAGTAGAAAATTCAGATGGTTCTTTTTATTATGATTATAGCAAATAAATATGGCAGAATGTAATTGGTGGTATACAGCACCACAAGCTCGCCCAGGTTATACATGGAAATGTATTAATTATGAATGGGTAGAGATAATAGATCAAAATAGTCAACAGTTTATTTCATTAGTCAAGAATGGAGGAACGTATGCTAATTTAGAGTCAACTGGTTATGCTGGTGCGGCAACAATTCTTTATGATAAAGAAAAAAAATCAACACTTTTATCTAGATCAACTTATAAAATAGTTGATTTAATTGGAGAAGGTCCAATAAGTGGTTTTTTTGTTAATAGTGGAACTTATGGAAAAGATCCACTTACATCAATGTATTTTGATGGAGTTAAAGGAAGAAATTTAGATGGAAGTTATAATTTTAATTTAACTGGAATTCCACTAAATGGAATTGATGCTTTTAGTTTTAATTATACATTAGGAACAGAAAATCAATTACCTATTAGTGGATATGAAAAAAATGAAGTTTTTATACCACTTCCATCTAATACAAGAATTGCTAAGATGCCTGCTGGATTAGGCGGAACAAAAGATGTAGTTACTTTAATACAAAAAAAAGAATTTCCTGATATACAGGGAATAAAAATAACATTTAGAGTCCCTTCTTTATTTAGTATTAATGATAAAGGCGATAAAAATGGTATACAATTAAAATATTCAATAAAAGCAGCTAAAGATAATGGTCCAGAATTTGATATTCTTCCGCTTAGACCTGTAACAAAATATAATAGTAAGACAAAAACATATTATGAAGAAAAAGAAAGAGTTGGAGTTATACTTGGAATTGCAAATTCTGAATATGTTGTAACAAGATCTGTTTTTCATAAATCTTTATCTGAAAATTGGAAAAATTATAAAATAAGAATAGTAAGAGAAAGCGAAAATATTGTAAGCGAAAGAACTGCAAATGAATTATTTGTATCTTCAATTGCTGTTATTGGAATAAATAGATATTCATATCCAAATACTGCTTTGGCAGCAATGAATATTAATAGTGATAGTTTTTCACAAGTTCCAGCAAGAGCTTATGATGTTATGGGATTGATGATTTTAGTTCCAGAAGGATATACACCAACAAAAATAAATACAAATGGAAGTTATACTGCTGCTATATATCCAGCTATTTGGAATGGAACTTTCTCAAGTGAGAAAAAATGGACTAATAATCCAGCATGGATTTTTTACGATCTTTTGACTAATAAAAGATATGGTTTAGGAAATTATTTTAATGAAAACTTAATAGATAAATGGTCTCTTTATGAAATAGCAAAATATTGTGATGAGATGATTGATGATGGTAAAGGTGGATTAGAACCAAGATTTACATGTAATACAGTAATTCAAGGATCTAAATCAGCTTATGATTTATTGCAAGATTTAGTTTCTATTTTTCAAGGAATGATGTATTGGGGAAATGGTAAGATATGGGTAAATACATCTAAGTTATATCCTACAGTTTATAATTTTACAAATGCAAATGTAATAGATGGAAGATTTTTGTATTCTGATACAGCAAGAAATACAAGATCTACTGTTATAAAAGTAAAATGGCGTGATCCAGATTTATTATATAGAGAAGATATAATAAAATTAGAAGATGTAAATGGAATTCAAAAATATGGTTATATAGAAAAAGCAATTGAATCTTTTGCTTGCACATCTAGAGGTCAGGCTATAAGGGCTTCTCAATTTATTTTAGATTCAGAAAAGTTATTAACTGAAACAGTTACATTCCAAACAGCCTTTGAAGGAATGTATATTAGACCTGGGGATAATTTTAATATTTATGATAATTTTGTAAATAATAAAAATCAAGGAGGAAGAATAATTTCAATATCTAGTGGAAATAAATTAATTAAATTAGATAGAGATATTTCAATAAATAATCAAAGGACTTATGAGTTAAGTTTAATTAATCCAGTTTTTAATGTAGATTCTCCAACTGGAATAACTGGATCAGATCAATTTGCTTTAATAAGAAATTCACAAACAGAAACAAAGAATATTCAAAGTTATAATTCAGGATCTTTTGAAATTACTGTATCTTCTGCTTTTAGTAATGGAGTGCAAAATGGGGCAATTTGGATAGTCAATTGTAATTCGACTGGAGAAAATAATGAATATTCTCGTTTATTTAGATGTTTAGCAACAGCCGAAGTTCAACCAGGCATAATTGAGATTTTAGGCGTTGAAGCTAATACTGGTTTAGTATATAATTCTTCAACAGGATATTCGTCTGAAAATATTTTTTATGAAGAACCAATATTACAACCAATAAATCCGCCTTCTGGACTAAAAGTATCTATTTATAGTGGAATCACTAATGGAAGTTTTCAATATAATCCGTATTTACAATGGAGTGGATCTAATTCTTCTAATGTTATTGGTTATATAATATCAGGAAAAGTAGGAACTGGAGATTTTTATGATTTAGCTGAAACATCAAATCTAAGTTATCTTGATGACTTTAAAGATAGTGGATATTATCAATATAGAGTTGGAGCGATAAGCGATGAGGGATCTTATTCTTCATTTATTACTGGTGGAATATTATTTTCATTAACAGATAATCCTCTTGGTGGACCACCAGCAGTATATAATGTAAAAAGTTTAGATGAAGGACAAAATGGTTCATATGGAACTACTGGATATTTTGGAACTAATCTTTTATTTTCATGGGAATTAGAAAGTGGAATAAGTGGCTATTATTCACCAAAAACTGTATTTTTTTCAGGATATAAAGTTTCATTGCTTAATCCAACTACAAATGCCGTATTAAAAACAGAGGTAATAAATAATATAACATCAAGATTATATGGAACTTCACAAGATATTTTAAATGGATTAGGTTTGTCTGGAAGATTAATAAAAACAAGAGTAATTTCTACTGATATATTTGGAGGCCAAACATCTCCAGTTGATACTGTATTTAATAATCCACCACCAAGACCACCAATTAATAGTGGATTTTATCAAGTGCCAGGTGGATTGCAATTTGAAATAAATCAAGATAAATTAGATACAGATATAAGTGGTTGCTATCTATGGTTAAATTCAAGTCCTTCTTTTATACCAACATTTACTAATGCAACAAGTTCTTTTGATTTCACAAAAGGATTTTTGAAAAATTCATTTTCCGATGATTTTTATACATGGTTCTCGTTAGTTGATACTTTTGGAATTACTGGATCTACTATTTATGGTCCTATTCTAGTTCCACAATCTATTTATTTAGTAACAGGAATTAGTTCTCCAAACTCATCCATGCTAAAAGGAGGAGTTAATTTTAGCGGAGTTGGTGGAGTAAAGATAACACAAAGTAATATAACTAATACAATTCTAGTTAGTGGAGAAAGACCTTATTTTAATTTAGGATTTTTCTTAAATGAAATGCCAGATGAAACAGGGGTTGCGATTGGAGAGTTAATTTCATCAAGACCATTTATTTTTACTGGTTATTCAGTTAGTTGTAGAACCGTTGGAAGTTCAAATTTAAGTGGAAGTTTCTATTATTGCGGGCTAGATAATTCAAGCACTGTTTCTCTTGGTGAATTTGGATTAGTTGCGGGTCAAACTAATAGAACGCAAGGACTTCCTTTTGTAAATATTCCAGCTTCTAGAAAAATTGGTTATAATTTAACATCATTAGCTAATTCATCACAAAAAATTAGTATAGGATTATTTGGTTACGAGGTAACATAAAATATGTATCCGCATAATAATATATCGCAAACTATTAATGATTTATCATTCATAGATTATGGATCTAGTTCAGGAAAATGGCGTGCAAATAAAAAGATAAAAATTGATCCAGTTTCATTTTATCAAAGTGGATTTATTTTAAGTGGAAAAGATTATTTTAAAAAATCTTTTGGTAGTAATAGCGATAATAGATTTGATGATTTTTTAGTTGAGTTTTATGGAACTGGAAATAATTACGAGGTTGATTTTACTAAAAATGAACAAAGTAATTTATCTATAGAAAGAACTGGTAATTCTAATGGTGGATTTTTAATTAATTATCGTGGATATCCTACTTCTTTTTCAGAAACAGGAGCTACTGGATTTTATTCTTTTAATTTTAATAATACTGGAATCAGTCCAGTTAATCTTTTTGGACAAGGTAATGCGAAATTAGTATATAGTGATGCTAGAGCTAAAACATCATCTGGATATTTCGGAAGTGGTTTATTTATTGATAATCAACTTTCTTATACTGGAATGAATAACATAATAGTATCCGCATATGATAATCAATTTAACAAAAGTTTTAATTTAGATTCATTTACATTAGATTTTTTGCTTAAAATGACTGGAACTACTGGTCTTAATATGTCATTTATGGCCACTAGAACAATGACAGGATTAAATTATCCAAGTATCAATCATACAAATTCATTAATTTTTCATCAAGAGTTTTCTGCTTCTTTTGAAAAATATTATATAATATCATTATATCATAATTATAATGCAAGACTTCGATTTACTACAAGTGGAAATGACTGGGATCATTTTTGCATAACATCAAATAGAGTTGGAAGTAACCATTATTTCTCTGGATATAAAAATGGTATTTTAGTAGCTACTTATACAGCATTAACTGGATCATTTAATTATGGGGCTTCATTACCAATAAGCGGATTAGATATAGCTGGATATAGTTTTAATGGACGGAATAATTCTGCAAAATTTTTAGATGAAATAAGAATGTGGTCTGGTGCAAAATCATCTGGAGAAATAAATAATTTAAAATTTAAAGAATTACAATCAGATCCATTTTTATATAACGATCCAAATTTATTATATCATATTTCTTTTGATACGATATATACTCAAAATAAAAAAATACAATTTTATAAAAATGGAAATTTATTACAAACAAATACAATAAATAATATCTATACAGGATATTTAGATTATTCTAAAATAAACATAACTGGTAATCTTGAGTTTGATGAATTTAGATTTTGGTCTGGGTCTAAAACTAATAATGAAATATCAGGATATGCTAAAAGTGGAATAGATTTAGATAAAATAAGTAATTATCAAAATAGTGGTTTATACTCTTATCCATTAATTTAAGTGTAATATAAAATATGTCATATTTAACAAAACAAGAATTAGTAAATAAAATTAATACTAATTTTGCGTCTGCAAAACCAGAAAAAATTACCGCAACTGACTTACGAGAAGTAATGTTAGATTGCTCGGATTCGCTTGCTAATATAGAAGATACTAATTCATATTCAGTAACCTCTAAAGTTGGAGAATCTTTAGTTAACTCATTAAAAGAAGTTTGGCCTAGTAATGCTGGAACTTTTCACTTTGCGACAACATCTATTGTATCACAAACTATAGTAGTAAAAACTTCTACTGGTTATGCTAGACTTATTGACGGTAAGGGTACTCTTAATAGTGTAGTAGGTTCTGGAAATCCGAGTGCTGAAATTAATGTAGTAGTCCCAGAAGGTGGTGGAACGAGATGCTTTGGAGTTGTGTCAACGACAAGTAATGGAAGTGTTAGAAATGGAAATATTCTTTATATATATGCATATGCAAAAAGAATTATTACTTTTGATGCATCTTCTTTAACTAGTTTAACATATCTTAATTTAGGAAATAATCAATTAAGTAGTTTAAATGTATCTTCTTTGACAAGTTTAACTTCACTTTATTTAGTTAATAATAAATTAAAAAGTTTTGATGGAAGTAATTTATCTTCTTTAGTTCATTTATATTTAAATGGAAATCAAATTAAAAATTTTTCATCTACTGGACTAAATTCATTAACACAATTAAGTCTTGTTGCGAATGGATTATCTTCATTTTCAGCACCTAATCTAACTAATTTATTATCTCTATTTTTAGCGTCAAATAATATTACACAATTTGATAAAACTGGTCTTACAAATTTAATAGAATTAGATTTAAATAGTAATCCTATTCAACAATTTAATGGAAATGGATTAACAAATTTAAATACAATTGATCTTAGTAATTGTCAATTAAATGCATTTTCAAATTTACAATCTAGTCAATTAACTATAATTTCTATATATAATAATCTTTTAAGTAGTCAAGTATTAGATACTTTATTTAATGATATAGCATATATGATATATAATAATGCTGGAACTATTAATTGTTCTACGAATAGTGGTCAACCTACTAATGCATCTTTTGATGCAAGAGATTTACTGATAGGTGGAGGATGGACAATAATAACTTAATTATGAAATATATATTTATAAAAAAAGCAAATGGTAATTATATTAGAAAAACAGATGGACAGCATGGTATTTTACATGCATTAGATGATAGTGTAACTGTTAAACCAGAATCATCACTTGTTAATCCAAATGATTTTGAATTAATTCAAGAGCAAGAACCACTTAATATAGTATCAAAAGAAATATCTAAACTAAGTATAAAACGTAAATTAGAATCTTATGGAAAATGGAATTCTTTTAAAACATTTTTATCTACAATTCCATCTGTTGATGATGAATTTTGGCTTGCTCAATCATTAAGAACAGATGATCCAATTTTTACTCAATATTCTGTAATAATTAAGAATCAAATTGGATTATCTGATGAGCAATTTAATGCTCTTCTTACTGATTAATTCTTTTTAAGAAGTCCAATTAACGTAAATACTTCATTAGGTGGAATATCTTTTAGAGAATTCCAGCTGTTTGGATCGCTCTTGATTTTATCGCTATGATATTTAACTACTGTTGATTTAAGTAAATCAAAAGTTACTTTTGGTTTTCTTGAGTCCATAATAGCCTTTAACATTGAATGTGGATCTACTGTAGAGTTTTGAATAACAGGGGCAGATACAGTTTCAAACTGAGCTTCTTCTTTGCTTAGAATGGTTATTCTTAAAGCATTTCTTAGGCATCTTACAAATGCTCTATTTTCAGCAATTGCTGCTAAATAATAAGCCCATTCACCATTTTTATTTTTTCCTATTGGACCAGAATTATTTGTGGTAGCTTCACCTATTCCTGAAAAAACAAGTTCTTTCATATCTGTTTCAAAGTTTGGAATAAAAGTAATTTCACATTCCACGGAAACAGAGCCATTGCTTCCATAAACAGGTCTTGAATATTTCAATTTAGAATATCCACGCAAATCAAGAAGATATCTAGAACCAGCAAGAAGAGTTAGTTTTTGATGATCTTCAACTTCACTTGGTATAACCTCAGAAAGTGGTTTTCCGAGTTTTTCAACGATTTGATTTTCATAACTCTTATTTATGACAAAATGATTTGGAAGAAGCATCTTGGCCCAATCTATAGTGCCATCTTCTCTAAAAGAATATTCTAAATCTGAACGGAGACCATATTCATTACGTGTAATTAGTTTTGCAGTCATTACTACATGGTTAGATAATGCTGATGGAAAGTCAAGTAATTATTCTTGAACAAAGTAAAAATGTTCTTGTTCTTTCCAAAATTCATTGTCATTTACTACGTTAGAAAAATTTTTATTTAAGTCATTTGTTGGTAAATTATTAGATAAATTATATTTTGATAGATAAAATTTACCTTTAGATAAAATTATCTTATTTGTCTTAAATATATTTCTTTTATTTTCATTGAATATATATGACTTATCATTCAGATATTTTCTAACATTATTTTCAAAATCAATAATTGTTTTATGATTAATTTTTATAATCTGACAATGATCGAAGAATTCAAATCTCTTTTCATTTAATTTATCACCTTCAAGTTCATAACAAATAGAGGTTATCTTCACGCCTAATGACTTTAATCTTCTTATAAAATCTACGGAAATAAAATTTTTATTATCAAATTCAATAATTATTTGATCTATATTTTCTTTAAATTGATGTAATTTATCAATATTAATATCAGAATTAATATATATATTTAATTTTCTTAAAGATAAAGTATTCAGAAAAATTTCTTCATTACCTCCCCAATCAAGTCTGGCAACAACAGGTATTCCTTTCATGAATTCCGATCCAAGAGGAGCATCAGGAATCCATTCAATAACTGCTTGGTTATATTTTGGACCTATATAAGTAGATTTAGAATTTATTTTTGCATTTATTTTAAGAAGAGAAATAGTAGAATTTATTATTTCTTCTGGTGGAATTAGATTAATTGTTTTTTCTCCTTCATTACCAAAAGAAGGATTTCTTCCAAATCTATGAGATTCAATAAAAATATAGTCTTTCTTCCATTTCGCGCCATGACAATCTGGATTTGTTGAACCAAAAATAACTACCAATGGAATTCCACATGCACCAGCAACATGTTGACCAAAGGAATCTGCGCCAAGATGCAGTAAAGCATTACTTATTAAATAAGATGCTTGTGGGAAATTAGTCTTACCCATAGTATGAAAGCATCCATTTAGTGGAGGTTCATCTTTTGCGCCAATTTGAACTATTTTAATACCACAAGAATTTAATAAAGGTGATAATACTGATAAAACTTCATTCCAATAATCATAATTTTTTGAATTCTGATTTGAACTGAATGGCTGTATCGTTATGTAGCTCTGAAAATCAAGAGGATAAAATTGTTTTCTAACATACATTTCGTTAAGAGGAAGCCCTAACGCATTTGCATAAGTTGTTGCTAAAGATGACATTATTTATTAAATTTTGGGTTAGTATTTCCTAGATATGCTAATTTTGCTTGAGTTGCAACTGTTGGATTTAAATATGCATGAAAAAGTTGTTCAGTTTGACCTGCTCCAATAGCAAACATTTCATTATCAAATTGTGGAATCCAAGGCAAGATTTTATGAATATATGGATTTCCTTCTAGTATCTCATGGAACTTTTGGTCGCACATGAAATATATATCGTAATTAAAATACTGTTCTTTTACAGCTTTTAATATTGAAGATACAATAAATATATCACCCGCACTTTGAGGAGTTACAAATATTAGCCTTTTATTACTTCTATTCTTATCTATCAAATCAAATGCTGAAATAGTTTTCTTTTCTATATTTTCTTTTCTTGCAACGTCTATAAAATATTCATAAAGCTTTTCTCTAGGTGCTTTATTATTAAGTTGAGTCATCCAGTTCTTAAATCCATTTTCATCTGGATCTCTATTTAAGATATTATTATAAAGAAGTTTTACGAAATCATTATCAGGAATTTCTTTATAATTATTTGGAAGAACATAATTTTCATTAGATTTGGGTTGTTCTAAATTTATATTATCCCAATCAACAAAAGCAGATGAGTCGATTACTTCCTCCCATTGTTTACCAACTGTATCTATTGAGAAGGTAGCTTTGGCCCAAGTTCTGCCCTTTTCACCGATTGATTTTCTTTCTGACTCTGTCATTCTTGAAATCTTTTCCATGAATCCAACTATTGATTTAATACATGGGGCCGCTTTTATGAAATTTGTTCCTGGTTCAAAATCCATTTCCCAATTAATAGGAAATACAAAAGATTGTTCACAAAAATCTTCACCGGATGAGTAATTTGTTGATGCAAGAGGAAGTCCGCATAGTAAAGTATTGCAATTATGGTATTCTAGACCACCGGAATTCATAGGACTAACTCCAGCATCCCATATTCCATAGAGAAATTTCATTTCTTCATGCGGAACTCCAGTGGCAATAGTTGGAGTAATCATTGATTTTTCCGCTTTGCAAATTGGACAATTTATATCTTCTCCCTGATATGGAGCTACTATCCATTTTCCGCATTTTTTACATACATAAGTGCATAGAATATCTTCATTTTTAATATTGAAATATCTAATCATCTTAGGGATATTCCATCCATGTCCATTTTCAGAGAAACTTGTATGTAAATGAATTTTAGCTTTTACATCAGGATTCTTTTTCTTAAACTCAGAAAATGCTTTTAAAAGTTGTAGAGTTCTTTTTCTTAGTTGATTTCTAAAAACATATCCAAAGATAATTGTATTTTGGTCTATGTTAAAAAGATTTCTTAAATGCTGTTTGTTCTCTTTAGTTATTGGAGAATATATTTCTGTATCCATGACTCCATAAATATTTTTAACATTATGAAGATTTTTTTGACGAAATTCTTCTAGTGGAAATTTTGTCCAAGTAAAGTAATTCTTTGTTTTTGAAGCTTGATCGATTGCGGACTCTAAAATTGGAAGTGAATCTACAGTTATATGTAAACATGAATTTATTTTATTCCACCAAGGCTTATCTACATATCCATTAAATGACCATATATCATCTGAACCAATATAGACATCAATTTTATTTTCCTTGATAATTTTATCTATAAAATAAGCTCCATAAGCAGTATCTCGCGCTTTTGATGGATCTTGATTTAACTGACTTTGAATATGAGGGTCTGCGGGAATGCAACCAAATGACTTCCAAGGTGTCGTTTGAAGCTGTGGATCATTTTCATATGTCTGAGAGCAGTAATAAAATAATTCATACTTATTTGTTTTGAATAAATATTTGGCTAGAATTTTTCCATTTTCAGCTAAACCTGTTTTAAGCCAAGGTGCATTTGTATGAATTAAAACCCTTTTCTTTTGAGACATATCGACTATTATTTACTTAGATGAATAATTTGTCAATTTATTTTAGACAAAAAAATACTCAATAAAGAACTTAATCTCTATTGAGTATTGATTATTTAGATTTTATTCTAAATTAGAATGGAATATCATCATCTCCAGCTTCATTATCAGTATCTTTCTGGACTTTTTTTGATGGTGCTGCTGGTTTAGTTGTCTTATTCTTACCTATTTTCTCAGAAAATTCTTTAAGATGCTTTTCAAAGAAATCATCGACTTCAGCATAGTCTCTCTTAATAACTTTGCCTTTCTTATCTTTTACTTCTTCAGCAGGTGGAATTTCTTTAAGGTTAAATTTACCCTTAATTAAAGTTCCCTTTTCTGCTCCAGCCGCACGTTGCCATAGAGAGATATTTGGATAAGTTTTACCATCTGATTTAGATTCCTTAGCGTAATTAGAAATTTCTAGATTATCAAATGATTCTAAAGCTAGTAGAGAGTTAAATAGATTTCTTGTTAACCTTCCGTATCTTAGGTCGATAAGATAAGTTTCCTTTGATTCTTCATCCTGTAAGAATAACTTAATAACTTTGTAAGGTTCATTATTATATTCTTTGGTATCTAGTTCAAGCTTTGTTAGATTTCCACTAACATTAGAAACCATTTCTTTTTTGGCTACCCATTCATCATTTACTTTTTCGCTAACTTGAAAAAGATTAGGAACTAATTCTTTAGAGTTCTCATCTTTGTTTTTTAGTCGGAATACAAGAAGTTTGTAGTCCGAATTACCACCAGTTTTTTTACCGTATGCCATATTATTTTACTTGTTTTTATTATTTAACTAGTTCCAATATTTACTTTTTTTCAATACTTTAACTTGTTTAGAAAATTAATTACACTATTTCTAGTCATTTTATAGAGATAGATTGCTGATAATAACTTATCTAGCAATCCACCACTATTGTCAATGATTATTCTAGAATAATGCCTTTTTTTGCTAATTTTTCTTTAGCTTTATTCTTTTTGCGCCTAAATGATTCCAATCCAGTAGCTTTCTGTTTTTGGTCTTCGTATCTATTTAAGATTGGATCTTCACCACCTGCTAATTTAGCTCTCTTTTCTGATAGCTCACCAGAAAATTTTTCCATATCTCCCCAAGTGCCTTTCATCTTTCCTGTTTTTTCTACAAAAGCTTTATTGTCGAATGGATCTATTGCTTGTGTATCACTTGCTGTATATGGCAAAGTAGGAATCCTTCGCCATTTTTTTTCTTCATGTTCAATGATTGTGCCTATTCTTGGCGCATCTTTAAAAGTAAAGAATATATCTGTATATAAACCTTCTTTATTTACTGACTCAAATAGATAGACAGGCATTAGTTATTATCCTCCATAAAATATGCTACTTCATCGTCTTTTGATTCAATTATTGCAGATGCAGCTTTTTTTTTGTCTTCCCATTTTTTAAAACAAATCGCATATCGTTGTGATATATTATTAAATTCATCATTCATAACTTTATCACCCATACAGCGAGAAAGAAATTCTGACCTTTTTTCTTTTTTATTCGGGAATGGAATTGGCATTTTTATATAAATTTAAAGCATAAACATAGTATTCCATATTATGGAGAATATGCCCAATTTTTTAAAGAAATGTCACGTTTAGATGGGCAAGATTTGCCATCTTTACTTTTAGTAGGATTGCCCTGTTCCGCGCCTTTCATGCGACTAACAAAAGAAATTGTTCTATTCGCGCTACGAACATCGCTCATCGTCCACTCATCGCGTTTTTTAGAAAGCAAGCGTAGATTACGATTAATAGGGCCACGACTCAACGAGGCAACGTGTGAACATGGATTTTCGGCCCATTTTTTGAGAGCCTCATAACCCATATTAACTATTTCGTGATATTTTTTATATACTTCTGAGATTTTATCAGAATTATCTTTTGCTTGTGTCTCAAATAAATCATCCTCGCAAATATATTCTTCAAAGGTGTCGTAATCAGTAGAAGATAAATAAATCAAATCGGAAGCTAAGTCTTGAACTTCTTCGTCTATTTCAATTAAATGGGCCAATAGAATTTCTTCTTGTTCAAAAAAAACAGCGCGGGCAATTCCGCTCAAATCTACTTCAACTCCACCTTTTGCTTTTTCGCGACGTATACGTTCAACATCTTTTTGGACATTTTTCTTAATAATATCGCTAGATGGACGTTTTCCAGAATACTTTACTTTACCACCACGCTTTTTATATTCACGTAGAATCCATAGATTCTTTACATAAGAACGATTAGTTCCAAATTTTTTATCAGCAGCTTTTTTGACGTTATCTAAAAGAGATTGGTCTTTATAGTCAACAGCGGCAAAAACATCATCTTTATTTAGTATTTCTTGAAGGGTTGTCATATATTTATTTACACTTAACTTGTAATTAATTCATTAAAAACTTCTTTATAAGTTCTAGGAGTTATTTGAGGCTTATTAGGAGAACTAATAGCTTCGTTTAGTTTATTTATAAAATCTTCTGTTTTCCAACTGAAGAAATTACCTTGATTAAATGGATGTCCATTATGGAAAAATACTCCATCGTAACAAGTTTGCTTGCCAGAAGCCTCAAAAAGAAAAGAATTTTCATTATTTAAGTAATCTGGATAAACGTGAGCGTTAACAGCAACAACTTTTTTGCCTAGAGACAGTGCTTGATAGGCTGGAAGATCATAACCTTCGGCGTTAGATGTGGCGCACCAAATATCACAACTGTTTTGAAAATCATTATATTGTTGATTTGTAGCCATTAGCGGAACCCAAACAACATTCGTATATTTTTTGCCCTGAGTTAGTTGTTGAACTATTCGTTCGTTATCTTCCGGTTTAAAGAATGGATTCGTAACCGCAAAGTGAAGCATAAACTTTGGGTTATTGCCATAATTATCTAACAATGCTCTGATTGTTTGACCGTGGGCTTTTCTCTTGTCTTCAAACTTTCCGCCTAAACCAATTACAGTAATTCCATCATCATAATAACGCTTATTTAATTTTTTGAAATTATGAGTATCAAAGCCTAATTGTAAATATTTAACATTATTCAAACCAGCATCTTCCATTACTTGTTTGGTATATTTGCTAGTTACCCATACAGTTTTTTGATTTTTTAAAGTATTTAATTCATACTCTGTAATTTGATCAGTTTCTAGAAAAGTGATTAATTCTTGTTCTTTCCCATATGATTCAAGCGAACCATTTATATGCCAAAGTTTAATAACTCTATTATCCCTAGATTGTTTTTTAGGAGATAGCTGAATTGTTTGTTGAAGCCATTTATTAAATCCTTCATCCTGAACTTGTGCGGAAATATCAATTTGTTGACCTATTGGAAATATACAACAATCTAAATTTGCCTTGTATGCTTCTCTTAGAATAGCAATTGATGTTTGTCCAAAACTTAGCGAGTTTAAGGCCGTGTTAAATGTTATTTGACTCATTTTAAAATTTTATATAATTAAATTTGTTTTTTATTTCTACTTTATATTTTTCAATGTATGTATTATAAATATTTCTTGCCCATTCATGAGATTTACCTATTTTAGCAGGAATTAAATGCCAAGAAAGTTTTCCAATAGAATCTCCAAAATGTCTTGCTTCAATTATCTTCTCGAAATCTCTTCCTCCTACGTTTCTGGCTATTTGCAACGAAATATTTTTAACAGATTCATCATCATTGAATTGAAATGACTCAGAAAACTGATTTTCATCTATCTCCTCTGTTTTTGCAGTTCTATCTAAAATTTTTAAGCAATCAAAATATGTGCTTTGATAAAGATAAGATGATAACTTGCAATTTTTAGTATCATCAAATTTTAATGTATATTTATATATATTTGTATTTTTTGAATCTAAAAGTTCACTCTTTTGCAAAGATGGTATTTTAAAAGAATTAACAACTGATAAATAAATGCCAGTATGCCGATTGATTATTTCAGATATTGCTTCGTTAGATTGATTATCTTTTACTAATTTTGCTAATTCCGAGTCAGATGCTTCTTGAACTTGTTGTGGCAACATAACAATAATTTTTAATTTTTTATTTATTTAAGGATAGATATGTTAAATTTATGAATAAACCATAAACTGGTGTCACAAAAATTATCCACCAAGCTAGAGAACTAAATGGAACTATAAAAATAGAAACCCAAAACATGAAACAAAAAACACATTTCATGGCGTATTGAACTTTTTCAGGAAGTTTTGGCAGTATCTTAGACTGAATAAAATCTCCTAATAGTCCACCATAGTTAATTAACCAGAAGAAAAAATATATAGAGAGGCTTAGTAAAAATGGAGTTAGCATAACTTAATCTTTATTGAGTATTCGTTTATTTCTAGAAAATGTCAAGTTATTTTTAATAGATACAAGAACATGTTCGATAAGCTCATGATTTTCCTATGGAAATTCATTCGCTGCGCTTTCGCGCTTTAATACGTTTTTAATGTAAGATGATAACTTCTTAGGCAATAAATGACAACAATTAGCCCCTGTATTAATAAGAGGCTAATTTGTAAGACAAAACTTCTTGAGGCCCGTTTTTTTATTCACCTATCTAATGTCACCATTAGAGTTGGATAGCTTAGGGAGAAGCAAGACTTATCGCGTAATGTAATCTAATACAGAGTTGGTTTCTGGGTTCTAGCCAGAAGGAAACGTGTGCGAAAAAACCGATTAAACTGCCAAAGGCAACTTAACCCAACTCCAAGCCATTTCATAAAAATTACAAAATGCACGGCGGGCTATCCCATCAGATTTTACTCTGATCTGTTTTTTAGACGACGCGAATCGTAACGAATTTTCAAGATTGCATACCATTGAGTCTCCGCTAAAGACCCTTGGACTTAATAGATTTTGATCATTACCAAGTGTATGCAAATAACCCCCGACTTTACAGTTTTAACCATTGTCGGGGGATAGGGGATTGGACCCAATTTTTTTTGTAATGTTCTGCGCTAAATTTAAAGTATTCCACTAGATTTTAGTTATGAGAAATTTTTAGCGAATATGGATAGTGGAATAATTACTTATAGGAAGTTTCTGCTGATTGAGTCAAGGAAAATAAATTAAGCAAAAACAGATAAAATTGATACACTGAATTATACCGATATAAAAAGAAAAAGTCAAAATTTCTTACTAAGACTTCTTTTTTCTATCTTAACTTTTGCTCTAGACAAATCTAAATACAAATCAAATCTATTGCCAACTCTCTTTAAAAAACAGCAATTAAGATAATCTAGTCCAAAATAGACATGACCATCAGAAGTCCTTAAAGAATAATGTTTTTCTTTTTCATCTACTGATACGAATTCAACTTTCATATCTAAGTATTCTTTATTTTAATAAATTTGTCAATAAAAATTTGACTTTTTTATGAAAACTAGTAATTATGTGTTTTATTACTAATGGAACTTACGACCTCAAATGGAACTAAATTAGAATTTTATGGTTTATCTAAAAATAAAGGAGTTGTTTGGGTAAAATGGAAGGATATTGTGAATCATGTTTTAATTGATGATCTAGATGAATTAAGTAAGAGTAAAATCCTAAAATTATTAGAAGAATATAAATTAATAAATAATTAGAATAAATTAAATAGCAAAATATTTTAAATGAAAATTTTTACTGATGGCTCAAGATTTTATGGAGATCAAATTTCTCGTATTGAGAATGGATTCATAATTCTTGGACATGAAATAACAAAGCATATTACAGAGGCAGACTTAGTTTATTCAAATAATCCATCACCATCTAGGTTTCAGATTATAAAAGATAAAAAAGATGGAAAGCTTAAAAAAGATTGCAAAATTATTTTTAATGTTCTGGATATTCCAGAGTGGTGTTTTCCTAATTATGACTTAAATGCTACATATAGAGAATTAATAGAAGCTGATCATGTCACATGCATTAGCAAATATGTTCAATCTCAGTTATATAGATATCTTAGAATAAATTCATCAATCATATATAACCCAGCTAAAGATATCAATGATTCTCAAAGAATAAATGGAATAAAAAAATTTCCTCAATATAAAGCAATGATGGTTGGACGATTAAGAGATCCATCAAAACGAGTTGAATTAGGTATTAATTCATTAATTTTTGCTGGATTTCAAGAGTCTGAAGTAGCTATTGTTGGTTCGGAATCTATCGGATGGGGATCTTATGAAGGTATAGTTTCTGACGAAAAGCTAAATGATTTATATAATTCGGTTGATTATGTTGTAATGACTAGTTTAGGGGAAGGATTGGGACTACCAGCTTGTGAAGGAGTTCTTGCTGGAGCAATCCCCGTTGTTTGTCATGATTTAACAACTTTTAATGAATTTTTCACTTATGAGTTTGGAAATTATCCAAATCCACACTCAATATCATTTTTCTTACGTAAAGATAGAAATTCTTTTGATATTAAAAAATTACAATCTTACATTCAAGAAAAGCTTGACAAAGTAAATGTTTCTAATAGGATTATTAAAATATATGAAAGAATACAATCCTGAGTTATCTATTTTAGTATTAGATTATCTCAAAGAGTTTGAAACAAGATTATGTTTAAATTCTATAAAAAACTATGTAAATATACCACATAAAGTAATTCTTCTTGATAATGGCTGTTCTGAAGATTATTGTTGGCAGATATATAAAGAAGGATTATGTGATGTTTTAATTAGCAAAAAAAGAGGTGGAGGTGGCGGATATGGTCAAACTGATTTGATTAGATTCTGCGATACTAAATATTTTTTATTTGTTCAAAATGACCAATGGTTACAATATCCAATAAATGAAAATTCTTTTAATCAATTTAAAAGTTTATTAGATAATGGCTATTCATGCATAGACTTAAACGGCGATCAATCAGGCAGAGGAGTTTGGACAGATAGGGCACATATGATGAAAACAGATGTATTTAATAATCTTGGTCCATTTCCAAATGGAGGTCCGGGTGAATTTCATGAATTAAGATGGAATGAAAATTATTTACAAGAAATTTTTGAGCAAAGAGGATTAAAAATTGCACATATAGATCCTAAATTTTTTCAAGATTTTGGAATTTATTCGGTAAGAGATATGGGAGATGGTGGAGTTTTTGTTCATAGAACTGATACAAAAGCAGCATGGGTTATTATTGCTCCAAAAGTTCAGAATAATTCATATCCAAATGTAACATCAGAAGAGTTTATTATTATGTTTCGTGGTGAATGGGAAGATGGTAGAATTCCAGAAAAAGAAAAACTACATAGCTTTAATTGTTGGGGTAGTTTAGATGTAACAAAAAGAGAAAAAGAATACATTGACAAAGTTAGAGAAAGATTTAAAAATAAAGCAAATTAATTATGTTTAGTATTTATACCTCACTTTACCATGTAGAAAAACATAACTTCCCTTGGAAGCAAAGTATTGAAAATTTTATTGAATTCATTGGTTCAGATGGCGAATTAGTTATTGCAATAAATAAATCAGAAGATAATACTTTGCAGATAATAAAAGATTTTATTGGTGCTAATCAAAATATAAAAATAATTGAAACATCTTTTCTTTATGACGATATCGAAATGGATGGAAAAATCAAAAATGAAGCACTACAAGCTACAACTAAACCAGTAAAAATCCAGATGGATGCTGATGAGTATATTCCACTTAGTCAAAAATCTAAATGGGAATTATATGCAAAAGCATTATTAGAAAATCCACAAATTGATTGCTGGATGATTCCTTCTCTTGATGTTTATGGATCTATCGAAAAAATTCGATCAGATCAGCAAATTGGACAAAAATTTAGAATGCATAAATCAGGTTTTTATCGTGGCGTAATACGACATGCTAAAAGAGGAGATGGAAAAATAAACACATCTATGTCAGATACTTGTGAGTTAATTGATATCAATGGAGAGTTAGCTAGATGCCATAGTTTTGTTAATCAAATGGTTTTGAATCCGATGTTTGTTGATCAATTAAGTGATTATATATTTACAGTTCATCTTGGTTATCTTTCATTTGAGCATAGATTGAACATAAATAATAAATTATGGAAAGAACATTGGGAGTTAAGATCTGGTAATCAAGAAAATGTTATTATTTCAAAAACTGAACTTGAAAATAATCCGATATGCTTTCATAATCTTTTATTATCATGAGAAATAAAGAACGTATAAAATCAATTCTAGAAGATATTGAAAAAATTTGGTATAATTCTCCAGATTTAAGACTTAATCAATTAATGAGTATTCTTGCAAAAATGTATTCTGAATACAAATCAAATGATTTATTCTATTTTGAAGATTCAGATTTAGAAATAGCTATTAAAAAATACAAAAAAATAAAAAATATTTTATGAATAAACCTTACTTAGTTTTTATGTCTGGACCAAATGAATATGAAAACATATTTGAATTGGTCGATCCAATCAAACCTTACATTCGTGGAGTTTGTGCTTTAATTCATGACTCTAATGAATTTGATAAAGGTGTAGAATATTTATTAAAAATAAATAACGAATTAGGCGCAGGTAATATTATCTTTGGCCCATATACAGGCGATCATTCTTTGTCGAGAAATCGTATTTTTAGAGAAACTGGAATTAAAGATAACGACTTTTTATTGATTATTGATACATTAGAAAGAGTTGGAAATAAATTTGCATTAAATCTTAGTAGATGGTGTGAGTATATGAATGATAGTAATATAGATATTATTCGTTATCATGTTAAACCATACTTAGTTCGTTATCGCGAAGATTTGATTTATGTTGGAACTCCACATGAATCTTTGATAACCTTAATTGATCCTTGTTTAGAAAAAGAAAATCGTTTAAGAATAATAGAGTTATCAAACGATCCTTCGTTTAAAAATGAATCTGATATAAGAATAAATCTTCGTCCAATTAAGAGAGCAAACGATCCAAAACATTTTGTAAATCATTATATTAAATATTTATTACAACCGAATTCAAATCAAAATTTCTTAGGATTAGAGCATCATGGTGGAATAAATGTATTACCAAAATTAGAATTTTTAAGAAAATCTTTATTAAAAGCATTACGTGATAATAATTTGCCACGAACTACCGATGGTGTAAAAAAACTATTAAGCAATGGTTTGAATGAAGTAACTAGACCAATTATAAATGGTCATAAACAGGTAAATGATTTTTATAGATACTTTATCTTAAAAGACGACACGGTAACGGACTCTCATACTCAAGAAAGTTGGGATAATATGCCAAAATTTTAATTTTATGAAAATACCATTAGCAATAGCTTTATTTGCAACTACAAAAGGACACTGGGGAATAAATACAAGATGGCGAGAAACTGTAAATGATTTAAACTCTCAAATTCCATTAGGTAACTTTTCTGCGCTTTTTAGCAATATAAAAGTAACAAATAATGAAGAAATATCTTTCGGAAATGAAATAGCTGAAGAACTCAAATCTCTATATGGATTTAATAACCATTTAGAAGTTCAAGATTGGAAGCATTTTGATGTATCTCATCAAGTAGGTTATTTATCCGATATCTTTAGAATGTATAATAATCCAAAAGTTCTTGAGAGTCAGTATGTTTTACATCTAGAGGACGACTGGCTTATTCGTGCTGAAGATGGTGATTTGCTTAAATGGATTAATAAAGCAATAAATTTACTTGAAAAAAATCCAAATATACTACAAGTTAGATTTCCAAGATTTAATGATGAATTTAAAAGAATTAATAATTTAAAGGAAAGACATGGAATAGATACATATTCCCGCCATCATGATGATGATTTTTTTGTTCATTCTGATTTTTCTCTAAATCCATCTATTTTTAGAACCCGCGATTTACGAAATGCAACATTATTAATTATTAAAAATCAAAACTCTTTTGGCCCACATGTTGAACATGACTTTGGACGCGCAGTTAAATATTTTAGTAATCCTCAAGAAAGTTTATCTTGCTTTTATCCAAACAAAGCAAGATCCTATCACATAGGCTCTCTTCTAAACGAAGAAGATAAAATAGGTTTAGAATTAAATGCTTTAGATAATTAAAATATGATTAAATTACAACTAGATGAAGCTTTTTGTTTCGATCTTCTTTCGATATCTGAAGTCAAATATAATAAAACGAAAAACGTAACTGCATTTAATAATTTTTTACAAATAAAATCTGAAATTTCAAATCAAATAAACGAGAATATTTTATCAAGTATAATTGACTCTACTGAATACAAAGAACTTCTTGATTGTAATGAAAAAATATTTGACTTAGTAGATGAAATAAAGGTAAACTCTAATTTACCAGCATCTATTGTAGATAATCTTAACTATAAAAGATTTCAATTAAAAAAAGCTCTTCAAGATAAATTCTTCCCAAAAAATGAATATAGCGAAAAAAAATTTGGATATAATGAAAAAATATAATTGGCAACTTGGATATTCAAGCATGACAGTGCTTGATAAACTCAAAATCAGTAAATTTATTTTAACTAATGATAAATGGACTCTTGGCCCTGAGATAGAGAAATATGAAAATAAATGGTCTAAATATACTGGATCTCCATATGTTGTTATGGTTGGATCTGGAAGTGAAGCAAATGAACTAATTGCTTTGCATAGAAAAGAAGAACTTAAAAAACAAGGTTTATGGAATTGTGGTAAAAATAAAGTTTTATTTAATGTAGTTAATTGGATTTCAAGTGTCAGTGTTTGGATTAATTTTTCTTTTAAGCCTGTATTTGTTGATGTAGATTTAGTAAATTTGAATCCATCGGTAAAACAAATCTTAGAAAAACTTGATAAAGATAAGGATATTGATACCGTTTTTTATACTACTCTTCTAGGTCAATCTTGCAATTTAGAAACCCTAGCAAAAGAATGTCAAAAACGTGGTGTAAAACTTTTATTAGATAATTGTGAATCGTCTTTTTCATGGGAAGCTTTTAATAAAACCCATCCTTTTGATAGTTACAATAGACATTTTTGTAATATTACAACTTCATCAACTTCTGTTTATGCAAGCCATTTTACAAGTGGTATGCAGGAAGGTGGATTAATTTTCTGTCAAACCTTAGAAGAAGCTAATTGGTATAGAATGGCGCGTAATCATGGCATGACTCGCGGGATGCCGGAAGAATATAAGAACCCAGATGTAGATCCAAGTTTTGATTTTAATTTAGTCGGTTCTAATTACCGAAGCACTAATTTGATTGCATACATGCATTCATTAGATTTTGATCGTTCTCTAAAATGGTCAGAAGAAAATCGTCGCTCTATCAGTAAAGTATTTTATTCTAACCTTAATTCATATGATTCAAAAGTCTGTAAAAAAGTATATAAATATTTAAATCAACATATTAATAGTGAAAGTGGTCATATGCTTCTTTCTCTACCAATTATTCGTGATCCAAAATATCCAGACAAGGAACTTATTCAAAAAGTTAAAGGATATTTAAATGCTGCTGGAGTTGGTTATCGTGGACTTGTAGGTTCAAATCTTCTCCGTCATACTGCATTTAAAGAATATGGAAATCCTAAAGATTACCCAAATGCTGATTACTTACATTATAATTCAATCTATATTGGATTACATACTGGAATTAAAGCGGAAATAGCTAAACAATTAGCCTTAGAATTATCAAAATTGTAATAAATAATTTTTAATGAAAATAGGTTATTTAGATTTAAATATTCAAACAGAAGATTATTCTATAAATGCAAAAAAGTATGGAGGTGCTGCATGTTTTGCAAGATATGCAAAAGAATATTTAAATAATGGAAAAGATGAATTTTATATATTTGGAAGTTCATCTAATTTTGAAAATTTAGAAGAACATGAAAATAAAAAAGCGTGCATAACTCTTTCTTTAGATGACTTAATAAGACTAAGAAATGGTATTAGAATAAGTGAAATTATAAAAAATGCTGAAGAATTTGATATTTTCTTATATCATCATGATTGCTTATTTATTAATATAGGAAAATTAAAATCAAAACTTGTTCATTGGTCACTTATGGGAGATTGTGGTGCTCAACATCCTTATACTCCATACACTCTTTTATATAGGCCAAATGAAAAAGCTAAATTCGGTAAAGGATTTCCAGTAGTTATCGGTAAATATGTTCCAGATGAATTCATAGATTCAGAAAGAGATGGATCTATTTTCGTATGCTCTAGACATGATAATCATCAAAATTCTATTTTTACTGCAAAATTTTGTTTAGAAAATAATATAAAAGGTATTTTTGCTGGACCTATATTTGATAATTATCCTCTTTTAGATTATATAGATAAAAAAACAACTTTCTATTTGGGCTTAATAAGTGAAAAAGAAAAAAATGAATATTTAAAAAAATCTTCTCTTTCAATATATCCGCATACATGGAATACCGCTTTTAATTTAAGCGTAGTAGAATCTTTAGCTATGGGAACTCCAATTATTGCATATAATAAAGGATGTTTTGAATATCTTTTAATCGAAGGAGAAAATGGATATTATTTAAACAATAATAATGATAATATTTTAGATATTTATAATAAATGTTTGCAATTAGATAGAACAAAAGTATGGGAAAGTGCTAAAAGATTTTCTCATAAAAAAATGATTGAAACTTTTTATTCAGCCTTTAAAAAAATTTTATATGAAAATTGATGCTATAACTACATGTTCTGGTAAATCAGCCTTGAGAATGTTAAATATAACTTATCTATTCTCAAAAAAAATTTTTAATAACTTTATTGTAATTACAAAAAATACAGATTATGATATTAAAGATTTTTGTATTGAAAATAATATAACTTTTTTTGAAACTGATTCTTTTTTTAAAAATGGAAAGAATTTTAATAAAGGTGCTGCAATAAATAGTTGTATCGATCATTTTAAATTCCAAGATTGGATTTGTCATATTGATTGTGATATTGCTCTTACTGAAAATTATAGAAATATCTTAGAAAAAGAACTTATAGATATTGAAAATTTTTATTCTTCAAGAAGAGTAATTATTCCTAATAAAAAAGATTTTGAATTAGTTCTTAGTGGGGAAAAAGATGAGTCTGAATTTGTATCTTATCCAGGAATAGGATTTGGATATTTACAAATCTGGAATTCAAAAAGTTCTATAGTTAAATCTGGTAATAGGTATTCTGAAAATCATGAAATCGGAGAACATGATTGGATTTGGAGAAATTTATGGGGTGATTGTATTAATGGAGATTTTGAATATACTGGTAAATTAAGAAGGATTAATAAAAATGTTCTTCATCTTGGAGAACCAAATATTCAAGGTTCCGAGAAATTTTTTAGTTAAAATCTATTATGAATAAATGGTTCATGGGTCGAGCTTCAATGATTGGAGACAATCTAGCTGCACTTCCTACTGCTAGATTAGTAAAAAAATATGATCTTAATTCTCATATAACATGGGCAATTGGTAAAAAATCGTCTTCATTCGCTCCACTTTTATTAAATCATCCAGATTTAGATTCAATATTTATTACAGATGGATATGAAGGATTAGAATCTAAAAATGATTTTAATAAATTTAATTCTTGTAATCATAGATTAGATTTAAATCCACAACATCCTGATTCTATTTATCCATCTCAAAGAAATATTTATCTTGAATCATTTCTGATGGCAGGTTTTTCAGAAGACCAATGGACTTTACTAACCGAAGAGGAAAAGATACCAAAATTAGTAAAATGGTGGAGTCCAGTTAAAAAACTATTTGGTGATAGAAAAACTATTTTTTTTACTGGAATGCCGAATTTTGGTAAAGAATCTAAAAGATGGGTAACTAAAAAGTATTTAGAAAATCTTATAGAAATACTAATTAACTTAGATTATTGCGTCATCCAAAGTGGCGGTGAACAAGATGAATCTTGGTTTTCTAATTGGAATTTAAGTGATTCTTTTAAGAATAAACTGAAAACTAATTACATAAGAATAAATGAAAAATCATTTTTTGAACAAATTCAAATTGCAAATGAATGTGATTTAATAATTGGTTCTGACTCAGGAATGTCGCTTGTTTGCGGTGCTTACAGACTAAATCAAATCTCCCTTACGCCAATTCATTGGGGTAACGATAATAATCCAACTGCTTTATCTACTAATAATCCAAATAATTATTCTTTCTATTCTCATGGAGGCAATGATAATATAGATATTAATTTAGTGATTGACAAAATTAAAGAAAAATTATCATAATAATATACTAATAACATCATTATGACAATAAATTCTAAAATTGGTAATTTAGGAGATAATCTTTGGTTAACTCCATTTTTTAAACATGGAATAGCTAAAAAAATTATTTTGCCTGATGATAAAGTATGCAGAAATGTCGCAAAAATTTTTGATGGACTAGGAGATATTGAATTTAGTAATTTAGATTACGATCATTGTCCAGAAACAAATGATAGAATTCATCGGTCAGCAGCTCATTTAAAATATTTTAATTGTAATAAATCACCAATTCCATACATTATTATTAAAGATGAAGAATTAGAGTTTGCACAAAATATTGTAAAAGGAATACAAAATCCAATCGCTGTAAATTTTACTACTTCTAATAAAGGAGGCGATCTAGCTTCATCTCTTAGATGTTTTAATTATGAACAAATAAAGTTACTTGTAAAACATTTAATTGATTTTGGTTATACTCCTATAAATTTTGGATTATCTCATAATACTGACAATATAGATGGTGTCATAAAAATTCTAGATTTAGATATAAGAAATATGGCAGCTTGTTATAAATTAATTGGAAAATATATTGGAAGTGAATCTGGTCCACCTCATTTGATGTTAGCAGTTGGTGGAAAAATTTTAGTCTATCATCCTAATTCAGATGATTTATATTATCCATCTTGGAAATATCATTTTACAGATGAATACTGGGAAAATGAACAATGTCGCGCAAAATACATAAATTTTTCTAACATAAATCCAATAAATGATTTGACTTTTTTTAAATAACTTGATTTATTCATCTTATGAATTATAGAAAAATAAAATTTAGAGCGTGGGATAGACTTGCTGCTAGATATGATTACAATTATCATATCACAATAGATTTAAAAGGATCTGTTTATAATTTACAGAATGGTTCGGGTGGCGAAGAATATGTCCTTCAGCAATATACTGGTCTAAAAGATAAAAATGGAAATGAAATATATGAAGGCGATATTATTAAATTCAAATGGATGAATCCAGCTGAAGATATAGAAGAAACTATCGGAGAAGTGTTTTGGGATGAAGAGATGGCAATGTTTTCATTTGATCGTTCATTTGGGTTTGCGAGAAATGATTCTGTATTTATTCACGAAACAATGGAAGTTGTTGGTAACATATTTGAGGGCAAAAAATGAGCAAAATCGGCATTATATACTGCGGCTACAATACAGAGGAACATATCCATGATTCACTTTACCCTTGGATTAATGCACAAGGCAATAAATTAAATGGAAATGAATTTCTTATTTGCGCCGTATCAGTTCCATTCTTAGAGTATAAAGAAGAAAAATTTAAAGATAAAACACAAGATATTCTATTAGAATATTATAATCGTAGATTAATCGACAATCTAATTACTCAGCCAGAATATGTCTCAGAAAAAGAAGCGCGAAATACTGCTGCTCAATGGTTGATAAATCAAGGGATAACACATCTGTGGCTTGTTGATTCAGATGAAATTTATGATGAAAAATCCATAAGTAATATATTAAAATATATTGAATTAGAGCGTTTTTGTAGTTGGTTCCGCATTCCATTGACGAATTACGTCTTTGATAAAAAAACTATACTTGAGGATAAATTTTGTCCACCAAGAATTTGGAAAATTTATACTAACGAATATAAACTTAATGAATGCATCTATGATAATGATTTTTCTTACAAAGGAATCATAAATAATTCAAGTTCTTTTAAAGAAATAACTATCGCAGATAAAGAACTTCCATCAAAGACAATTCCTACTAAATTAGTGAATATTAAACATTATTCATGGTTATCTAACGAAAATAGTAAGCGCAAGATAATATATCAGACTAAAAGATGGGGTGAAAACGGATGTAGTTTTAAATGGAGTGAAACAGAAAATTGCTTAGAATTTAATAAAGAATACTATATAAAGACTTCACAAAAAATTCCATCTATTATTAAAATTTCTTCTTGACTAATAGTGTTTATTTTTATATGTAATAATACACTATGATACAACTAAGAAAAGTAAAAGAATTTGAAGATGGAACAGCTAACTACACATTTAATATAGATAATGAATTTATTCGTTATTACATAAATGTAACAAATGATAAAATGCCTAATAATAACAAGATAGGAGATTTTATTAAAAATTTGATTTTTGAAGCAGTTGGCGATAGTTATACAGAAAATAAAGCATCTAATGTAAATTAGATTAAATTTCTTACTAATAATTAGTAATCAATAGTTTATTTTTTTAAAAAAAACTATTATTATTGATATAATTCTGTGTATTTATCCATATGCTAACGCGCCCATCTTTTGAATCAAAAGTTCCAGAATACCTCTTGGAAAAGGTATCTGAGAAAGATAAGTATATTATTGAGCAACTTAGCGTCATAGGACAAACGCAAGAATGGCTTGTTGATCAGACTATTAAACAATCTAATAAGCTTGAAATTGTAGATGGTAAAGTTTCTGAACTTGATGATAAATTAAAATATACAAATGGAAAAATTGGCAATGCAATTCTACAAATTCATGCACTAGAAAGTAAAAATGAAGCAGATAAAGAATCAGATATTGAAATTAAAAAAATTGTTTCAACAAAACTTTTTATAGAAAAATATCTATTAAATAAATATATTTTAATTATTTTATTTGTATTATTTTTTGGTTTAATAAAAATCGTAAAAACACCAGAATTAGCAACATTTTTCAATAAAATGATTGGTTTATAAAATATTTAATCTACATGCGCAGTAGATCCCGTAACCAGAAAAGTTACGGGTTTTTTGTTGACTTTTGCTAATAATATATGTTCATTAGTCTAATGGACAAGGTAAAAATTAAAGAAATTACAGAATCAGGCGGGGCGGCTCCATATCAATTGTCTGCTTTGACGGAATGCGGTAATGAGATTTATTTGCGTTACAGATGGGGAAATTTAAAATGGGGGTTTGTTCAAAAGGATGAATATATCCCATCTTCCTATGTTTACTCTGAAAAAATTGGCGATGATTATGATGGATTTCCAGATGATGCACTTTTTAAGGAAAAATTAAAAGATCAGCTTGACTTTCCAGATGGATTTGTATTTGATTACTAATATGATTAGCAATAATCAGCTTATTAAAGATTCAGTAAAATAAAAAAAATGAAAACTAATGAAGTAATTCTCCACGGCGAATGCACCGTGTTTCTCTCTGCTCTTCCAAAGTCTGCCAAGAAACTCACCAATGTAGGCACTCATGTCATCGTTGCTGATTCGGAAACTACCGGCAATCATCACGTTGTTGATGTTCTTGATGGTGTGGATTTCTATCAGGACGGCGAAACCAAATACATGGAGTCTACTGTTGAGACTCAAATTCGCTGTGTCCTGACCGAACGGCATGATGCCATCGTTCTTCCTCCTGGCACTTATGAATTTGGATTCCAGCAGGAGTATGACCCCTTTACTGCTCGTATGAATAAAGTTCGTGACTAACCTTTAACTTCTTTTATTATGTCAAACAAGCTTGAAAAACTGACTCCCGAACAGGAAGCTCGCATGGCGGATTATACCGCCAAGTGGGTTGCAATTGGTAAGGATACGGTATCGTTGGGTCTTGCCGAGACCACTGAGATCATTCACAACTATCAGAAACTTATTCTGAAGGTCAATCCTACTCCGGTCGTGGTTAAGGATAATCCAAAAGAGGCTTGGGCTTTCATACAGAAACATACTAATTCTGATGAATCGTTTGTATTTCCTTATCAGGATGGTTCATTCTCGGCTCATATCTTTGCGTTCTATGATTTCTTCTTCACTGAGGGAATTGTAAAAGTGAATCCTGAGCTTCAGGAAAAGTTTAAGGCTTGGTCTGATACGGCAAAACTGGGATTGATTTATCCCCTTGACGATATTTGTGTTGTGACCAAGAAACCAAAAAAGATTATCACTGATGCTCGTGGTCGTCTTCATTGCGAGAATGGTATGGCTCTCGAATATGAAGGCTGGGGATTCTATTCGCTGAACGGAGTCACTGTTCCAGAATATCTGGTGATGACTCCTGCTGAGGAACTTTCAATGGACTTCTTCAAGAAGGAAACCAATGCGGACGTAAAGGCTGAGTTCGTTCGCAAATATGGCGTAGAACGAATGCTCGACCTCGGCAAGAAGATTGATTCCTACGAGAACTATGACCAAGAAGAACAGCCTTGGTGGTGGAAGTCGGAATATGAACTCTGGGATATGGCGGTGCTCTTTGAAGGTCTCGAATATCAGCCTTATCTCAAGATGAAGAATCAGACCACTGGTATCTGGCACGTTGAGGCTGTATCTCCCACTTGCCGAACTCTGAAGGATGCAATTAAGGAGCGATTTGGTGGTAAGGAAATGAAAATTGTAGCCATTGCTTAACTCAAGGGGAGACCATTATCGGTCTCCCTTTTTATATGAAGAACATTTTTCAAAATAAAGTCGAGCTCCAAGTCAGTGACCAAGTCAGTATCCAAGTCTGGAAACAAGTCCATAGCCAAGTCAGTAACCAAGTCTGGAGCCAAGTCTGGAGCCAAGTCAGGAACCAAGTCTGGAAACAAGTCCATAGCCAAATCAGGAATCCTATCCGCAATGAACTTACGAAATAAAGTCTTGAACCAAGTCTATGACCAAGTCTGTATCCAAGTCTGGAACCAAGTCGATAACCAAGTCTGGAACCAAGTCAGGAACCAAGTCTATAACCAAGTCAGGAATCCTATCCGCAATGAACTTACGAAATAAAGTCGAGCTCCAAGTCCATGACCAAGTCCATGACCAAGTCCATGACCAAGTCCATGACCAAGTCCATGACCAAGTCCATGACCAAGTCAGGGACCAAGTCCGGAAACAAGTCTATGACCAAGTCTTGAGCCAAGTCAGGAACCAAGTTTGGGACCAAGTCAGGAACCAAGTCTGGGATAAAATCCACAATGAACTTGAAAAATAAAGTACGCGACCAAGGCCAAGTCATGTTCCAAGTCAATGAGCAAGTCAGGGACCAAGTCAGGAACCAAATCCGCAATGAACTTAGAAAATAAAGTCAGGAAACACGTCAGGGACCAAGTCAAGATCCAAGTCTGGAACCAAGTTTGGAACCAAGTCGATAACCAAGTCTGGAACCAAGTCTATAACCAAGTCAGGGTCCAAGTCAGGAACCAAGTCTATAACCAAGTCAGGGACCAAGTCTATGACCAAGTCGGGATTCCAATTCAAAATGAACTTACAAAATAAAGTCGAGCTCCAAGTCAGTGACCAAGTCAGTGACCAAGTCTGGAACCAAATCAGGGACCAAGTCAGGATCCAAGTCCATGACCAAGTCAGGAATCAAGTCCGTGACCAAGTCTGGGATAAAGTCGTGGACCAAGTCTGGATCCAAGTCAGGGACCAAGTCTGGGATAAAGTCCATAGCCAAGTCAGTGAGCAAGTCTGGAAACAAGTCTGGGATAAAGTCCAGTTCCAAGTCAGGAACCAAGTCAGTGACCAAATTAACAATTCTATCTATATTAATATATTTTTTATTCATACTTAATCTCTATTGCACGGAAAATCAGGCTATTTATACATGAAAATATTAAATTCAAAATCAATTTATTATGACGACGTAAACCTTATTGCTCAACCGCAATATACAGTAAAATCTCGCGAAGATGTTCCGCGAGAGCTAAATCGTTTTATAATTTCTCCAATGTCAGCCATTATTGGCAAAACATTTGCATTAGAAGCTTATCGACTTGGATTAACTATTTGTCTTCATAGATTTGATACGGTAGAATCACAATTGGATATTCTTAATGAAATTCGCTCTCGATATAGTCGTGTTGATAGATGCTGGGTTTCCGTTGGGTTAAATGACTGGGATAGAGTTAAAAAACTTCAACACAATCATGTTTTAGTTGATGTTGCGAACGGATACTTAGATAATGTGGTTCGATTCACAAATGAACTTTTACATAAAGGTTATATCGTAATGGTAGGTAACATTCATACTTCCAAAGGATTAAATCTTTATCGGGATGTATTTTGCCGCATAGGCATAGCTTCTGGCAGCGGGTGCGATACCTCTAAAATGACTGGCGTAAACCGTGGGCAAATAACCGAGATTATTGAGTGTCGAGAGGGGCGATATGCCGATGATCAGATAATTTGTGCTGATGGCGGCGTTCGTTCTCCCGGAGATGCGGCCAAGGCTTTTGGGGCTGGGGCCGATTACGTGATGTTAGGAGGCTATTGGAAGAATGCAAAAGAGGCTCAAAATATAATTGATGGAGAATTTAAGTTTTGGGGTGGGGCCAGCAAGTATCAACAAATAAAACAGAAGGGGGAAGTTAAAAGACATTCCGAGGGCAAAGTTTTATCCGTAGAGCAAGAAATTTTTTCCCTTGAGGAGTTGGTGAATGATTTATGGGGAGGTATATCAAGCGCCGTCTCTTATTCGGGATATGATAGCTTAACGAAATTTATTGGAAATGGAACATTTGAATTAAAAGTATGAAACACGTTAATACCTTAAAAAAGACAGTCGAAACTTTCGTTCAAATAACAACTTTAAACTGTGATAATTGCGGTAAAGAAACTTGCGATCATGCCGAAACCTTAATTGGCGGCAGTTTTAAAGGTGGCTGGTATCATTTAACAAGAACTCCGAGGGGAACTTGGTTTGCGGAATTACAACGCCCTAACGCATGGGATTTCTGTGGATTAAAGTGCTTAAAAGAATGGGTGGATAAACAGGAATTAACTTGATTTAAGTGTATATATGGATTCTTTTTGTGTATAAAAGTGTTCGTCTCAGGTGTAATTTTGATAAAGGGCGAACAATGATTATCTATAAAATTACCAACAAAATAAATGGACATTCTTATATCGGTTTGAGTATAAAGAAAAATATAAGAGAAAGGTATCATGGAAATTGGTATAGAAAGCATCATAATCAATATCTGTCAAATGCCGTTAATTTATACGGTCCTAAAAACTTTAAAGTTGAACTGCTTGAGTCAAATGTACAATCAAAAGAAGAACTGAAAAGATTAGAAAAATTTCATATAGCAAAACATAACACTTTTGTTCCCAATGGCTATAATTTTACAACTGGTGGAGATTCTCCTGAGTTTTCGGAGATTTCAAAAAGAAAATTATCCGAGTCAGTATCCCAAGAGCATCATCTTGTTGATTACAAAGGAAAAGAATATATTATTTTCCATCTAAAAGATTTTTGCAAAGAAAGAGGGTTGTCTTACCCAAGTCTAAAAGTTGTTATTTCTAAACAAAATATTTCATCTCAGGGTTTCGCGCTAAAGGGAACTCCGTTAGAATTAATTAAAAATCCAAACAAAGAATATAAATTAATTAATTATAAAACAAAAGAAGTTATTTATTTTAAAAACATATCTGAATTCGCCTTAGAAAAAAAATTAAATCCAGATTATTTATCTGCAATGATTAATGGATTTAAGACAAATACTCCATGTGGTGATTATATCAAAGAAGGTATGGATATTTCAAAATGGTTTAAGCGCCAAGAGCTAAAAGATATGGAGCTAAAGGGACCAGATGGCAAAATTTACAAATATGGAGGAAGTTCAACGGAGTTTGCTCGCCTTCATCCTCCATTATTGCGCGAAGATGTAACTTTTTTGATACGGGGTAAGGCTGTAGAGCGAAAAGGGTGGAGACTCGCGAGTATCACGGACGAGGATATTGTTTGTTTAAAGAATAAAACAAAACCATGTGGAGTATATGTTTTATATGACAAGAAAAATAAAATAGAAATAACTATAACAAATTTATCTCAATTTATACTTGAGATGGGCGATCCATCAATTAGAAGAATCGTTAATGGGCGACTAAAAAATCATAAAAGATTTGATTTAATAAGCGTTTTAAAAAGTCATCCAAGAAAACAATATAGTTATATATCTCTTTTAAATATAAATACTAACGAAGAGATTTCTGCCGAAAGCCCCAGCGAGCTATGGAAATTTATGATTGGGCTAATTCCGAAGAAAAAACTTTTTCTCTTGATAAGGGACCAGATAAAAGAGTATAATGGGTGGACATTAAAAAAGAAAGAATTTAAAAATTAATCATGAATATTCAAAATAAATCTAAGTTAGCAGTGGTAACGGGGACCGGAATGGATTCAAAAACCATCACCCACCTACTGCTATCAAAAAATTATCATGTGATTCTTACATATCGCAGGAACACTAAGCAAATTATAGAGGAAATTTCCTCCCTATTTTCTGTAGATTTATCAAAATACCCCCAATCAAAACTATCCTTCCAATTCATGGATATTACGGACGCTTCTTCTGTTCGTAATGGGATTAGGGAAATTGTCAAAAATTACGGCGAACCTGACGAACTATATTCCCTTGCGGCCCAAAGTCATGTAGGAGATTCCTTCAAAAACGAAACTTACACTCTTTTCGCCACGGGTGTATCGGTGTTTTATCTCTTAGATTCTTGCTACGAATTTTGTCCAAAGGTTAAATTTTTTCAAGCGTCTACTAGTGAAATGTTTGGCGGCGATCCCCGAAACTGCCCCTTCAATGAGGATTCCCCCCTAGAATTTCGCTCCCCATACTCGATTGCAAAAAATCTTGCCTATAATTGGGTTAAGTATTTCCGGCAAACTTATGGTATGTTTTGCGTAACAGCATTCACTTTCAATCATAGTAATATATATAGACATCCATCGTTTTTCGCCCGGAAGTGCTCTAGTTATGCGGCTAAAATTGCATTAGGCAAAACGGATAAAATTATTTGCGGTAACATAGACCATTGGCGAGATGAAACTTATGCGGATTTTTGCGTGGAAGGCATGTTTAATCTACTGCAACTAGACAAACCAGAGGATGTTGTTTTAAGTTCAGATGTTTGTTATCATGGGGAGCAATTTCTTGATTATTCATTTGGGTATTTTAATTTGGACTGGAAAAAATATATTCAAATTGACAATTCTCTCAAGCGCCCAAATGAAGTTTTGAAACTGGTTGGTAGTAGCAAAAAGGCACAAAATCTGATTGGATGGAATCCACAGCGGATGCCTTTCAAAAAACACATGGAAATTATGGCACAATATGACTACGAGCTTGAATCGGGTCAAACTCCAGTTCGACCCAATGTTTTTGAACTTTATCCTTGATTTTACCTGATTAATCAGGTACATAACTGTATATGAAAGTAGTTGTCATATCTGATTTTAAATATATTAAAAAATAAATTTAAAATTAATGAAAATTGAATTATTAGGATATTTTGGTGACGATTTAATGGCTGCGAATGTAGCCCGTGTCAGCTACGGAAAAAATAAGGAGGTTTTTGATAAAAAAGATGAAAAACTTCTTAAATATCTCGTTAATCATGGACATACCTCCCCCTTTCGCCATGCTCACTTACAATTTCGCATTAAATGCTCAATTTTTTGCGAACGTCAAATATTCAAGCATGAGGTCGGTGTTGCAAAAAATTCTATCTCTGGAAGATATGTAGATTTCTCTGATAGTTACGACATTCCTACTCAGCTTCGTTATCAGTCCAAAGATAGTAAACAGGGAAGCGGAGGCGATTTACCAGAAGAACTAAATAAGGAGCTTGTAGCAGAAATGCAAAAGGTAGTAGATTTAGCACAAAAAACTTATGCTAAATTATGCGAAAATGGCGTAGCAAAAGAGCAGGCCCGAGCGATTTTACCATTATGTTTAGAAACAACTTTTATTTGGACAGGTAGCTTTCAGGCTTTTATCCATCTTTGTAATTTGCGATTAAAATCTGATACCCAAAAAGAAACTAGAGATGTTGTTACGGAAATGCTTCGATTAGTTAAAGAAATTCCCGGCGAGCCATTTAAATTTACTATGGAGGCATTTGGGTTTTAATATGATCGGCGGAACCGTAATCAATACTGAAGAGCTATCTGATAGAATGCGTATAGATATAATCACTGATCAATACAAAGAAAAACATAGTATTTATCTTGAATTAACCGCAGCTTCTAAATGCATTCAAGATGATGACTCTTTATTCTTTAATTCTGAATATGCATTTTGGAGTCCTAAAAGTCGCGCATTTAGAGATTATAAATTAAATAAAATATCTGATTCAAAGGATACCGCAAATTTCAAAAAAACATCTTTTAAAGTAAATGGATATCCTTGATGAAATTATTCAAGGTTCTCATAAATTTGTTGTGAAATATAGAATTTCACCTAAAATTGTTTACCTTGGCGAAAATGAATGGTGGAAATTAAAAAGTTTATTTTACACAGAACTTTCAAATTTAACCCAAGCGGCACATGATAATATTATGCGCAAAAAAGAAGTTGCTGGAATGAAACTTATTATAGTTGATAAAGAAAATTATTTGAATTATGGACCTTAAAAATATAATACCAACTATAAAATACTTAAATTTAACACTTAAACATAAATATTACGTTTTTAATGCTGGATTAAGATTAAAAGTTCCAATCTGGCAACTAATCATACACGATTGGGTTAAGTTTCTGCCATGTGAAGCACCCTATTATGGTCGCCAGTTTTTCGGTGATAAATCCGACCCATTAGGTTTTACATACGCATGGCTACATCATCAAAGACAAAAACATCATTGGGAAGCATGGATTCCAATTACAGGTCATAATCGCGGTGGATATAAGGATTTAGAACCGCTACCAATGACAGAAAAGTATGTAAGAGAAATGGTCGCAGATTGGCTTGGTGCATCTAAAGCATATAGCGGAAAATACCCAAAATCAAAAAAAGAGTGGGTTTGGTTTAACGAAAATTATGATAAAAATATTAAGCCAAGACTACATGAGGATACAGATTATCTAGTTAAAGAAATTATTTACGAATATTTTGATAATGACTAAAATAGTTTCGATTATCGGTTCACACGAAACACCTAAAGATGTGCTTGAAACCATTTCCGCAATCTCTGAATTTTTCGCACGTAAAGGTTGGATAATCAGAACGGGCGGGGCAAAAGGCGCGGATGAGGCCGCATTTTCAGGGGCGAATAAAGTTAAAAACGCAAAAATAGAGTTATATTTGCCGTGGGCGGGCTATAATGATTTATATGAATATCATGTGGAATGGGGCCAACTCAACTGGGATTTAGCCGCGCAATATCATCCCACATGGGATAAGCTCAACTTAAACTCTAAGATTTTTCATGCTCGCAATGTTGGGATTATTCTTGGTAGAGAAAATAAAACGCCAGCTGATTTGGTTGTTTGTTGGACACCAAATGGCGAAGAAACTGGAGGAACCGCTATGGGAATTAAAACCGCAAAAAAGTATAATATAAAAATTTTTAATCTTGGTAAAAACAACGAAATAAATAAACTCAGAAAATTTTGCAAAGTCAATATTAAATGATTATTTATAAAATAACTAATAATATAAACGGAAAGATTTACATAGGCCAAACTATAGAAACATTGTATAAAAGATGGAATCGCCATTGCTCCGATAGTAATAAAAATACAATGGCTATAACTAGGGCTATTAAAAAATATGGAAAAGAAAATTTTTCTATTCAAAAAATTTGCGATTGTTCAGATCAAAATCAATTAGATAATAGCGAAAAATATTATATTTCGTTTTTTAATTCTAGATTGCCAAATGGATATAATATTTTAGAGGGTGGTAATGGTGGGTCATTACTGAAGGAAACAAAAGACAAAATTAGTAAAAGATTAAAAGGTGTTCCCAAAAGTTTGGATCATATAATCAATGCTGCGAATGGGTATAAAAGAGCGGCAAAAATAAATCCAGAAATATTAAAAAGACCAAAACGCGGCCAATTTAATTCCAAAACAAGAAAAGGGCTGTCTAGAAATAGAGAAAAAACATCAAAATTTATGGGCGTAGTTAAAGATGGATCGAAATGGAGATGCGAAATATACAATTTAGGAAAAAGACTTACCGAAACATATTTAACAGAAGAGGCTGCCGCCCGCGCTTATGACTTTTATTTAATTAGAAACAAATTAGAGCCAATAAATTTTCCTAGCGATATCTGGGACGAAGATAAATTAAAATCATTTCGATCAAAAAAAATCAGAAAGTCTCCATATTATGGTGTTCGAGAACATCGAAAAAAATATGATGCAATGATATGGTTTGAAAAGCGTCGAAAATTTTTGGGATCATTTGATACGGAAATCGAGGCTGCTAAAGCGGTAGATAATTTTTTACGATTAAATAATTTATCGGCCAGAAATTTTCCTGAAAACAAACCTTGACTAAACTTAGGAATTGGTGTAAGAAGAATGCATGAGTCAAATAAAATAATTATGAAAAAATTAGAAGACTTCCAAAAAAATGGATTTTACTATGAACAATTAAAACGACTAGGATTTTGGGCTATCTATAAGCAACGACTTGATAAAGGAAAGGGTTGCCTAGCTTACGAAGTAATAAAGATACGTGAAAGAGAGGCAGGAGAAATGGTGATCAAAAAGACAGGACAAGTTATTAAGTTTGAAGCTGCTGAATACGGTCCTAGTAATGAAGATTTTGGTTATTTTGGTTGGTCTTTTCCAACATTAGAACGTGCAGAACAAAAACTTAAATGGTGTATTGAGCATGAAAAAGAACTTTCTGATAAAAAATTAATAAATAAAGAATGATCGTAAGAACAAAAGACTTTAAAAATAAAATAGCTCTTTCTACAAGTAGAATAAAAAAATTCCAACATTGTAGCCAAAGTTATTATTGTAATTATATATTAAAGATTCCAGACAAAGGAAACTCAGGAAGTCTTCGCGGTTCTACATGTCATGATGTATTAGAACTACTAAATAAACCAAGAAGAAAGAAACAAGTTGATAGAATCCTAATTAGCAAAACAGTTAGAAATGAAACTGGATTATGGAAATTCGTATGCTTAGTTGCAAAAAAATACAAAGTAGACGATCCTGATAATTTAGAACTGATAGATAGTTTCTTAGTTACGGCACTAAAATGTGATTTTTGGGGGCCAGAAAATACTATTCATACTTTTATAGAAAAAGAATTTGATTTAGAAATAGAAGATGATGGAATAGATTGTCGTATTCGTGGATTTATAGATAGATTCCATTTAGTCAAAGAAAGTAACTCATTAGTGATTTATGCTGCTGATTACAAATCGTCTTCTAAAAAATTAGATAAAAGCGATTTAGAAACAGGTCAAGCATTAATGTATCAACTTGCTCTTAGTCTTTTATATCCAAATGTAAAAATGAAGGACTTTAAGTTTATTTTTCTAAAGTTTCCTGAGAATCCATACCAAGTATATACGCCAGTTGATGAATCAGCTCTGAATGGTTATTTATATTATCTAAGTCATATTCAACAATTAATAAATAGTTTTTCGGAAAAAGATGTTGATTCAAATTATGGAAAATTAAATGAAAAAACTAAATTTCTCTGTGGCCCATCTAAATCTGGTTGGATTTGTCCACATCAAAAGCCATTAGATTATTATGTTCTTTTAGATAAAAATAACGATATTATAAAGACTTCTTTTGAAAATGATTTTAGTATAAAAATTGGAGAATTAGTTGAAAAAAAATCTTATAAAGGTTGTAAGCATTTTTATCCAGAAAACTATTAGTTTATTAAAATTGATAATTTAATTTAATATTAGTATAATTTTATATGGAAAATTTTGAGCCAAAAGTTATTATCATTGGAGAAAAAGCTATAGATATCTTTGAATATGTTGATATTAATCGAGTAAATCCAGAGGCTCCATCTTTAATTGGAGTTCCTGTTGGAATGGATGTAAAAGGCGGAATGGCGGAAAATGTATATAATAATTTAATTTCATTAGGTTTAAAACAAAATAATGTTTGCTTTATAAGTAATTTAACTGCTATAATCAAAAAAAGATTTATTGATAAAAAATCAAATTATGTTGTTTTTAGAATAGATCAAAATGATGATATTATATCAAAACAGCATGAATATTTTTGTGGAGATACATTTAAAAAATTAGAAGAAATACTAATTAATCATAAAACAATCAAATTTATAGTAATATCAGACTATAATAAACAATTTATTGATGAATATTGGATTGAACAAATATCTATTTTAGCAAAAAAATATGGAATATTAACTGCATTAGACTCAAAAAAAATTCTTTCTGACTGGAGTAAGGAAATAGATTTTGTAAAAATAAATAAAAAAGAATATGAAAATAATCTTTTATCAAATAAATTTCCAGAATCATTTTGCAAAAATTTATTAGTTACAGATGGAGATAAGGGAATACATTGGATAAATAAGGGACTAACTTTCATTGGAGAAAGAGTCGAAGTAAGAGATGTTGTTGGTGCTGGTGATGTTGCATTAGCAGCTTTTGTTATAAAAATGATAGAAAGTGAAAATAATATTGAAGAATCAATTAAATTTGCAAATAAAGCAGCTTCTATTTCTGTTACAAAAAAGGGAACTTGCTCAATAAAAAGAAATGAAATCTTATAATATAGGCGATTTGGTGTTATTTAACGAAGAACAGTATAAAATAACTCAAAAATTAATGGGAATTTATTGGGGAAGAAAAAAATATGCACGCGAAGATAGCGAACTTCCATTAGACAAAATAACTTTGTTGAAATCTAGCAAGAAAGAGAAAACTCCACCTCCAATAAAAATAACAAGAGAAGAAAGAGGATTAATTCTAAAAAGTTTGATAGAATCCGAATCTCTTAAAGTTAATTTTAAGAGAGAAATTATTATTCTAGCAAGACTTATTAGAAAATTTCCACATAAGGATTTTTGGCTAGATGGCTTTAAACCAGCAATAAAAGTAAAATCTTTACTTTACTGGGAAAATAGACCTGAAGTAGAAAATCTATATAAAAAATGGGCTTTAGACTTGACAACTAAAACAGAATTAGTTTTATTAGAAAATAATAAAGTAATTGAAGATATTATTTTAGAAAAAAAACGTCCTAAAAATTTATTAGATTTATTATCGTAATATTTAAATTTTAAAAATATGAAATCAACTCAAGAAAATTCTAAAAATACAAATTATAAAAAAATGCCAAAATTAAAATACACTCAAAATAAAGCTAAATCAGATAATTTTTGGAAGCAAAAATTCATGCAAGTTTTAGAAGCTATGCATGATTCAGAATTAACTTGGGCTAAAGAATATTGGCATTCGTATGGGATAAGTGAAAATGAGGCAAAGGTAATTGAAAAAGAGTTTATTCGCCAAAAACAATGGCGATCACTACGTAATAAATAATTTATTCAAACCTATATTTAACACATTACATTAATTTTATGGCTAAAGCAAAAAAAACAGAAGATCAAGATCAGCAAATACAGTCTTCTCCAAAAGACATTTTATCTAGAATTTTAAAAGAAAATGAAGGAAAGCATTATAACGATCAAGAGGAAATTGATGTTCCGCTAGTTTCTAGTGGAAGTTTAATTTTAGATAGTCAACTTGGTGGCGGATTTGGGGCTGGATTACATCGTTTCGTTGGTTTTACTGAAGGAGGAAAAACATCAGCGGGGCTGGAGGTAATGAAAAATTTTCTTAAAGTTACTCCAAATGGTTATGGATTATTAGTAAAAGCAGAAGGAAGATTAAGCAAAGAGATGCAAGAACGATCAGGATTAAAATTCGTTTCTAAATTTGAGGAATGGGAATCTGGAACTTGCTTTGTTCTAGAAACAAATGTTTATGATGCAGTCGTAAATCTAATGAGATCTCTTGTGATAGAAAATCCAGAACATAAGAATAAATATTTTTTCTTACTAGATTCAATGGATGGCCTTATTCTAGAACAGGATATGGATAAACCAATTGAATCTGCTGGTCGCGTTGCTGGTGCTCCAATGTTAACAAAAAAATTCATGCAGCGTTTATCAACTGCTATGAATAAATTTGGTCATAGATGCTTTATGATTGGTCAAGTTTCAGCAAAGGTTGAAATTGACCCTTATGCACCAAAAGATCAAAGACAAATTTCCGCAACTGGTGGAAATGCCGCACTTCACTTTTCTAACTGGATATTACAGTTTGAAGCGAGATATATGAGTGATTTGATTTTGCAAGATCCAAAATTAAAACCAGACCCTATCAAAAATAAAATACTTGGTCACTGGTGTAAGATTATTATTAAAAAATCTAGTAATGAAAAATCAAATATTCCAGTCTCATATCCAATTAGATATGGTAGAAAAAATGGAACAAGTATCTGGCGAGAATATGAAATTGTTGATGTTCTTATTCAATTTGAGAAAATTAGAAAAGCTGGAGCTTGGTTTTATGTAGATAAAGATATTATAGATGAAGTTAAAGAAAAAATTAAGATAGAGATTCCAGAAAAATTCCAAGGAATGGAAAGTATAAGATTATTTCTTGAAGAAAATCCTAATGTAACTGATTTTCTTTTTATCAAACTAAGAAATATGATTTCAGAGAATTCTTAATATGAAATGGAAACTAAAGTCGGGGAAAGATGTAAATTTTAATCCAATACAATATAAACTTATTAATTGGAATGAAGCACCATCTGGTCCCCAACTTAAAGTTCAAAAATTTTTTTATCCATTCTGGAAAAATGATATAGTTTTATCTGAAATGAGACTGCCAAGAACTTTGTGGCGATTTGATTTAGTAAACTTATCTAGAAAAATAATTGTAGAAACATCACCAGATGCAGTTCATTTGGAATATAATGAATTTATGCATGGCTCAAGAGCTGGATTTTCAAAAAAAATAAAAGCTGATTATGAAAAAATGCAATTAGCTGAATTAAATGGGTTTAAATTTATAGAACTAAATGATGAGCATTTGATTAACTTAACAAAAACTATGTTTAAAGAAATATTTGATTTAACTTTATGATTAATTTTAATAAATTTACTAATTTAGGTTGGCAATTTAAAATGCCACTTACAGCTAATAATACTAATAAATGCTTTGATTTCAAATCAAATCGAATGAAAGATTTTCGTCATTATAATTCTATTTTACAATCTGATGATGATAATGCATTACTAGAATATGAAAAAGAATGTTACTTGAATCAACTTATGTTCAAAATAAATAGTCAATTATTTGCAGTAGAATCAGATATCAAGAGACAACTTAAAATACATATAAACAGAAACTTACCAATTCCAGATGAATTAGGTGTTGACATTAAACTTAAAATAGTGTAACTATAACTTAGTTAATAAAAAATTATGATTAAGCTTAAAACAGAAAGGGAAAAAGTTAGTTATATAAAAAAATATAGCAAATCAACTATACCCACACAAGTTAGAAAAGAAATTGGAAAAATTTGGGGACTTAAAAAAACGGCTAGAAATAATCTATATAGAAAGCTTTTTTCTAAATTAGAAAATAAAACTTCTAAAGAATTTATAAAAAAAGCAGCTTGTCCACAGGTTAGCGTAAAAGGAGATAAAGCAGTTATAGAAACTAAAAATAGCCCACAAATTTATACATTAGATGAGCTAATTGAAGTCAGTAAATTAAATATGGAAGAATGGATTGTTAAATCTTTCATTGCTAATTCTTATGGTCAGAATTTTCAAGCTAAAGCTGAGTTCACAAGAAGAAAAGAAGTAGCATTAAAACATATTTTGGAAGAATTTAGAGAAGATGCTTTGAATTTTGCACCAAATGTAGATAAGATTAAATACCCAACTCTTGAAAATGGAAAACTTCTAATTGTAAACATCCCAGATGCTCATATAGGTAAACTCTGTAATAAAGAACAAACTGGACATAATTACGATTTAAAAATTGCTTGTGAAGTTTATACTAAGACTTTACTTGATTTAGTCGCAAAGGCAAAAAGACAGGGTGGTATTGAGAAGATTTGGTATGTAGTTGGAAACGACTATTTGACAATTGATACTCCACAAAATACGACAACTCGCGGAACTCCGCAAGATGTTGATACTAGATTTAGCAAAATTTTTAGAGAAGGTAGAAAATTATTAATTCAAACAGTCGAGATTTTAAAACAAATCGCCCCTGTTCATATTATTGTAATGCCAGGAAATCATGATAGATCATCTATGTTTCATTTAGGTGATGCTTTAGAATGCTGGTATCATAATGACGAAAATGTTACGGTAGATAATGAAGATAAACTCCGTAAGTATTACAGTCATGGTGAAATTGCTTTCGGTTATACTCATGGAGACCAAATTAAATCTGATAAATTGGTTCAAATGGGAATTGTTGAATATGGAAAAGAATGGGGTTCAGCTAAAAGACGTTTTTGGTTGATAGGTCATACCCATCATCATAAAGTTCAAAATATCCAAGGAACAGAAATATGGACGATTCCAAGTATTTCAGGTAGTGATGATTTTCACCAAGCAAACGGTTACGTGGGTTCAACCCGCCAAGCTCTTGCTATGGTGTGCAGCAAAGATAACTTAGATGCAGTATTTTATTCTCAACCAATTGAGGATAAAGATTATAAATAAAAATAATTATGTCAAACATAGAAAAAGTAAATGAAGTAGTAGATAAAGCGCAAATTGAAGTTGCAAATATTCAATCAAGTGGATTTAAAACATATATTTTTACAAAAAAAGTAAACATATCACTTTTAAATTTTTTAATTGTAGTTGCCGCTACCTTTATCGCTGGAGCTATATTATTTTAACTAAAAATATAACTCAATACTCAAGCCGCGCCAAAAAGCGTGGCTTTTTTCTTGACCTTATTTCAAAATGCCCTATAGTAAAGGGATAATAACATGGCAAAGTCACTTTATAGTATAGAAATTGAACAGTCGATTATAGCAATATTATTACAATATCCAGACTCTTACGTAGAAATTCCTTTTATTAACTCAAAGGATTTCAGTAAGCAGAATTCTCCAATTTTTGCTGTAATTAGTAATATTATAGAAAATAAAGGTAGACCAGATGAAATAATTGTTTCTGAAAAACTAAAATCATTAGGAATTACATTAGATGGAATTGAAATAGGAGATTACTGTTCTTCACTCAAAATTCGTCCAGTAGATAAGAGAAATATCCTAGATTTAGGAAAAGCTCTAAAGAAAAAGACTTTAGTGCGAACAATTCATGAGAATTCTATTAAAGTTCAAAAAGAAATATTAGATAACGAAGAAAAACCAGCTAAAGAATTAATTGAAATAACAGATAAATATTTAGGAAAAAGTTTAATTAGTTTAAGCGGAGACGATCCAGAGCCAAGAAATCTTTTAGAAGAATTACCAAGAATTCTTGAGGATTTTAGTAATACAGATATTCATCAAAATGATCTAATAATGCCTTACAAATCTTTTCATGAAAATATTGGAAGACTTAAAAGTAAAAATTTAGGTATTTTTGCTGCAAGATCTGGAGGAAATAAAAGCACATTTCTTTTAGATATTATGCGTAGGATGCCAGAGGCAAATCCAAATAAAGCAGATGAATTAAAAATATTGTATTTAGATTCAGAAATGTTTTTAGAAGATGCTGTTTTACGTTATATTTCTGGAAGAATCGGAGTCCCCTATTGGTTAATGGATTCAGGAAAATGGAAATTTGATTTAAAATGGTCAAAAAAGATTAATGAAGAAATACATAAAATTCAAAATCAAAAAAATAAAAATCTATATTTTGAATCAATTGGAAATAAAAATAGTTCAGAATTAGAAAAGTATATAAAAAGATTTTATTTAAATAAAGTTGGTCGTGGAAATCCATTTTTAATAATTTATGATTACTTAAAAATAACAAGTGCAGATAGAGATGGGAAAAATACACAAGAATTTATAGCTGCTTATGATAAAACACAATCTCTAAAAGAAACTGCTGAATATTGTGATTGTCCAGTATTATCAGCGGTGCAAACAAATAGATCTGGTATTACTAATGGAAAATCATCAAGTGAAATTTCTGATAATGAGAACTCATTAAGTATGTCAGATAGATTAAATTGGCTAGTATCTTACATGGGTATTCTTAGAAAAAGAACGCATGACGAGATGCTTTCAGATTCAACTCCAGAAAGAAAAGCACCGACACATAAACTAATTACAACAAAAACAAGATATCTTGGTGAAAAAGGCGCAGCTTTTTTAGATTATGTTAGAGTAAAAGATGGAAAAGAAATTTATTATAAACCAAATTTTATAAATTTTGATATTAATAATTTTGCTGTTGAGGATTGTGGTTTATATTCAGAATGGTTAGTAAAAAATGGTAAAGCTGGATTTAAACCAGAAAATAATAACGAAGATAGTGAACCTGCATTTTAATCAATGGCTCATATTATTGATTTAGAAAAAATAGAAGGAATAAGACAAAATGGAATAGACTTCATAGGTCGATGTCCAGTTTGTGCATTAGAAGGTAGAGATAGGTCAAAAAATCATTTAAGCATACTATCTTCAGGAAAATATAATTGTATTGCTGATAGTTCACATAATAAAGGTATTTATCAGTTAATTGGTATTGGTTCAGATGGAGTAATAAAAGATGTCCCTATTGAACAACCAAAAATTGAATATAATAAAACTTGGACGATTGATATTTTAGATAAATTAATAAAAGACTATTCTTATTTTGAAGGAAGAGGAATTTCAGCAGAAACACAAAAATATTTCAAAATTGGCGTAGCCTTAACAGGTCAACTTGCTGGTAGAGTCATTATTCCTTTGATAGAAAATAATAAAATTGTTGCATTTACTGGTAGGTTTATTAAATATACCAAATGGCATAAGGAAAATAAAGTTCCAAAATGGAAACATTTATCAAATATAAATGATAGTATATTTTGTAGCGATGAACAAATCATCAGAAAAATAAATAAAATAATTATTGTCGAAGGACCAGCCGATGTTCTTGCTTTACATGAAAAAGGCATTAAAAATGCAATGTGTATCTTTGGAACAAAAATTTCTTCTAAACAGTTATCTTTTATTATTAAAAATAACCCAAGCAAAATACTCATTGCATTAAATAACGAACCAGATAATGATAATATAGGGAATAAAGCGGCTGAAAAAATTAAAAATGTCTTATTAAATTATTTTGATGAAGAAAAAATATTAATTGCACTTCCTAAATATAAAGATTTTCTTGAATATTTAGAGAAAAATGATACGAATGGACTTGATGAATGGAGAGAAAAGTGGTTAAGTTAAATCATTATGGCTGGCTTTATCTCTAACGGAATCTGTGTCGATTATCACGATGGAGAAGGTAGCGCGACTAAAAATGGTCGCACTATTCATTGGGAATTTCATCGTTATTGTGGCCCCTTCTTTTTACGCAAAGATGGCGAACCATTAAAAATACAACCATCTCCTAAGCATTGGGTTTGGCCAGAATTTGAAAAATGGTTTAAGAAATACGAAAAAGCACGGGCTAAAGTTAAGGCAGATGAAATTGTGAAAATTTAACATAATCAAAATGAATAATATTAAATACCCAATTAAAATCTATCGTTGTGATGGAGATGGTTATTTTGTAGAAAAAACAATTGAAGGGCCGTCTAAATATGCTCAATATATTTATAATGAGGAGGAAAAATCTTTTATTATTGTTCCCGATCAATGGGGCGAATCTGAGCAAATTTATTCCACAGATTATAAAAAGACACTAAAAGAATCAATAGAATCAACTAAAAAGGCTATAAAAAGACGGAGCGATTATGTTGACGTTCTAAATGAGCAGTTACATACTCTTAAAAAGAAAGAATGCTTGACTTGGAGCGATCCTTGGAACATGACGGAAGAGCAAAGAGATTTGGACGAACAGATGAATGGCGACGACGACCGACCTTATTAAATAAAATGATTGACCCATTTAATCCAGAAGATATGCCAGATCAGGTTTGGGATGAACTAAGCGATCCAGATTTAGATTATGATCATGTATTTGAGGATTGCGTTGCCCATAATATGGCGAGTCCATTTGAAGATGATATACTAAAAGGAGATAATATTTTAAATGGTAAAAAAATCAATAAAAAAGAAATGTTTGCTGCCGCGCCAACCAGTAATATTTCTATAAAACAAAAGAAAAAACAGTCATATAAATCTTATTTTCGTTCTAATAGACAAGATACTCCAACTGAATGCACTTCCGAATACTGGATTCATGCTTATGGCAAGAAATCTAACTATACTACTCGCGCAGGAAAGTGGTTAATCTTTATTCCAAAAGAATATATAAATGAGGCTTGGGAACAAATTAAGGATGCAACCGAGCAAGGTTTACTGGGTGGATATTCTAAAGTTTCTACATTGAAAGGTGAAAAGGGCAAAGAATATGTTATATGTGTTTTTACAAGAGACTGGAAAGAGGAAAAGGATGTTATGCGAGTAAGAGAAGTCTTGCGTGATTTAGGTTTTGAAAAACCATTGCCATATAAAACAAATGAAGATACTTTAAAAGGTAAATATTCAAGTAAAGACGACAAAAGAATATCTAAATATTGGGAATAAATTTTATGAATAAAGAAGAAGTTTGGGAAAAATTTTGTGATATTAATCCAAATTTTTTAGGAGAAGAAAATGTTTGTCTTAATCCAGCTAAAATAAAAAAACTAGTCGAAACTTCATTTAAATACGGCTCTGAGTTTGGATTTAAAAATGGACAGGAGTGGGAGAGAAACCAGAGTAAGATAAAAAGTAGACCAAGCTCCTCAAATGGACTTGACTTTTTTGACGGAATATTCAATAAGAAGTGATGAGTCTTAATAGATATTCATTAAATGAAAAATAAAGAGATAATTCCATTATTTTATGACCATACAAGTCTGCTTAGTATTTTAACTGCTTGGTCTCCAGATGAATGTAAAGATGAGAATGGCCCACAGTCTTTTTTAAAATTAGCAAAAGAATCTGGGCTTAAAGAAGTTTACTACATAAGTAATAATTTTGAATCTTTTCGTGAAGCTCTTAAAAATGCAAATAAATTAAATCTACAACTAATTTTCGGTTTACAGATGTGGCTTACAGATGATTCGATAAACAATCATTCCGACAAAAGCCTAAAACAAGAACATAAGATAATTATTTTTGCTAAAAATGGCAAGGCTTACAATGATTTAGGCAAAATATATACAAGTTGTTACAGCAATCGTGAGAATAAATACTATAAAATGAGGTATGATTTCAAACAATTACGTAACTTATGGACTGAAAATCTATTATTAGCTTTTCCATATGTCGATAGTTTTCTTGCTAAAAACCGTTTGGTAATGGATTCTGCAATTGTTCCAGAGTTTGGTTTCGTGCCAAAAGATGATGTAGTTTTCTTTAAAGAGATTGAATCAGATTTACCCTTTGCTCCATTAATTGATGAAGTTATTGAAAAATGGGGAGGAAACATAGTAAACACAAAAACTTGCTATTACGAAAAATCAAGTGATTGTTCCTCATATATCACTTACAGGGCAATTCAAGAAAGAAGTAAATTTTCAAAACCAGAACTAAGATGGTTATGTTCGGATAGTTTTAGTTTTGAAAAATGGAAGGAATTAACAAAATGATTGGCGTTGAACTTTTAAGATATAATAAAACACAAGAGTATATAACCTTGGACACGGAAACAGAGTCCCTGAATACTGTTTATGCAAAACCTTTTCAAGTTTCTTTTTCCGTTTGGACCTTAGACGGCCAAAAAGAATTTCACGACTACTTCGTTTGGTGGGAAAACCTCCGTATGAGTGCAGGCGCGGCAGCTATCACAAAATTCAATTACGATGAATACAAGTCCAAAGCTAGAGACCCAAAAGAAATTCTTGAGATAGTTGAATCATATCTCCATAATCCTAAATATAAGATTGCTGCACAAAATTTTCTTGGTTATGATTCAATGATTCTTAATGCTTGGCGCAGAGCATTAGGAATGAAACCTATTTACGATTATCTATATCAACCTTTTAAAACTTACGATACGATTGCTTTAAGCAAAGCGTATAAAAAACAAATAAAATTAGATACTAGTTCATCGAATAATTTTCTTGCTCACCAGTATAGACTTGTTGACTATGTTGAGAAAGGTCTTAAAACTAGCATTAGCACAATGAGTAAGGAGTTCGGAATCACGGTTGATGAAAGCCGTTTGCATACAGCAGACTATGATATAATCCAAAATGTAGAAATACATAAAAAACTTATTTGGCTACTAGAAATTTAACATGTCTTTTTCCAAAAAATTTACTTCATACGAAATTCCTGTTCTTTTTAACGGAGTTCGTTTACCAGAATTCAAACCTTCAAAGATTCAATACGAATATGTTGGTCTGCCAGAATCAGTTTCTAATAAAGAGTTTTTAACCGAACTATGCAGAAAGGGATTTCGTGATAAAATAGTTGGCAAAATAGATAAATCGCTAAATCAAAAGTATGCCAATCAAATAAAAGAAGAGTTAAATGTTATTGAGACTCTTGGATTTATTGATTACATCTTGATGGTTTGGGATATTTGTGACTTTTGCCGTAGAAATGAAATTCCAACTGGTCCAGGTCGTGGTTCAGTAGCTTCAAGTATTGTTTGTTATTTAGTAGGAATTACTAAGATTGACTCAATTAAGAATGAACTTTTCTTTACCCGATTTCTAAATCCAGCCCGCGCAAAAACAAGTTTTATTGATGGAATAAAATACATCGACGGTTCTCTTGCTCCCGATATTGACCAAGATTTATGTTTTTACAGAAGAAGTGAGGTTATTGAATATCTAAATCAAAAATATCCAAATAGAACGGCTAAACTTCTAACTACTGGCTCCCTAACTACAAAGATTCTATTAAAAGAAGTCTTAAAATGTTACGAGGAATCTTCTGAAAGCGAAGCAAATGATGTAAGCGACCTCGTCGATAAGCAATTCGGCATAGTCGAAGACTTAGGTGATGCCCTTTCAAATGACAAAAATAAAGAAAATGTAAAGTTAAAACAATGGGCTAAGAATCATTCTGAAGTAATCAGGATGTCATTAAAGTTAAGAGGTCTTAAAAAATCAGTCGGATGCCATGCTTCCGCTGTTTTGATTTCACATGATGAAATAGCTAATTTAATGCCCCTTCAGCTTACAAAAGGTGAAGAAACAGGGGAATATGCCATTTCAAATTCTTGTGATATGTATACCGCACAAGAGCTTACTCTTAAATTTGACGAACTAGGACTAAAAACCGCATCTGTCGTTTATGATTGTTGTAAAGCGGCTGGAATCAAGGTCGAAGATATAAATTGCGAAGATAATATTATTTATCAATGGCTTCAAGATGCCAAAGATATGTATGGAATATTCCAATTTGAGTCTGAGGCTCAAGGAAGAATTGCAATTCAAATAAAACCAAAGAATTTTATTCAAATTGCAGATGCTCTTGCTATTAGTCGTCCCGGTGCTATAAGCGGATTAAAGAAATATTTAAATTATGTTCATAATTCAGTTTATGAAACTATTCATCCTGTAATTGATGATGTTCTTAAACCAACTGGCGGAATTTGTTTGTTTCAAGAACAATATCTAAAGATGTTGATTAATGTAGGAATGGACCCAAATAAAGCTGAAATGGCTAGAAGAACTCTTGGTAAAAAGAAAATTGATGAGATTCCAAAAGTAAAAAAAGAAATTGAAGAAATTTGCGAAAAGAATGGTATAGAAAAAACTGTTGTAGATCTTCTTCTAAAAATAGCGGAAGAGTCTGGTGGGTATCAATTTGCGAAATGTCACGCCATCTCGTATGGGATGATTACAGCGCAAACGATATGGTTAAAGATAAAATATCCAGTCGAGTTTTATTGGGCGTGCTTGAAGATGACTCGTTATGATTCTCCAAAAGATAGAATTATAAATGTATCAAGAATAAAAAAGGAAATGGATGATAGAGGAATAAAATTACTACCTCCATCTCTTTCTTGCTCAAAAGATGACCATGTGATTGAAAATGGGGCAATCAGAATTGGTCTTTCAAATGTAAAGGGTGTTGCTGGAAAAGCAATTGATAAAATCCATGAATTTAAAATTGCTGTTGAAAATAAATTCTCTTTATTTTCTGGAATAACAGAAGCAGGAATTCCAATTAATTTGGCGTCTTCCCTAATTATGTCTGGTTGCTTTGATGAATATAACAAAGATAGCACTAGAAATAAATTAATTGCTCAACTTGAATTATATAAACTTTTAACTCCAAAGGAAAAGCCAATCATTCATAGCATTGGTGAAAAATATAATTATAACCTAGAGGCTTGTATAAAGGCTTGTGTTGAAGATTTAAAAGACTTAAAAGGAAAACCTTTTATAAAAGAATCAAGAAGAGATACAATAAAAAAGAATTATATTCCATTTTGGCAAAAATATATTAGAAATTCAAGATTTGAAGAACTTACAAAATGGATTGCTGAAAATGAATATGTTGGATTTTCTTATTCTGGTTCGCTAAAATCTATTTATAGTAAACATATAATCGGATTGCATGATTTAAAAACATTAAAAGCTCTGCCACAAGGAGATTATAAATGTATTTGTCAAATAAAAGAAATAGAAAAAAGAATTTCTAAGAATAAAAAAGATTATGTCAGATACACAATAAAAGATGACACAGATTCTTTGGTTGTGATGCTATTCCAGCTTGACTTGCTGAACGAACTCGTTAATTTGAAGGAAGACTCAATCGCCGTGATACACCTATCCAAAAAAGTAACTAGTGAAACAGATGAGATATATTTCGTTAAAGAAATTGTCGAACAAGAGGTTCCGACCGTATTGAAAGCAAGTGTGGTCAGAAAGGAGCTAGAAAATGCCACTTAAAGTCATTAGACATAGGAACGGGACTAAAACATTTATTTATACTGTTCCCGAATTGACAAGGGAATATGCATTCAAAGGAGCCGAGTCTGTCATTAGAGCATTAGCTGGTAATGCAATAAAAGATACTGATAAGATAATCATAAAACATGCAAAAACAAGAAAAACTAATTAATGTAAAATTAAAAGCTTTTTACACTCCATTTGGACAACCAACTTGTGCGATTGATTGGAACAAAGGGAAAATATGTATATTTTTACGCACTAAACATTTTGGGACGCAGGAGTGTTGTTCGGCAACTGGACTGAATATATATCGTGAAGATACAATACAAGGAAGAGAAATGGGATATTTGGTTCCGTGTGAAGGATGTTTGATTCATAAATCCAAAAAATAAAAATGCATTATTATTTAACTTATCATGAGCATTGCGCTACTGGAGAAGGATATAGCCAATATATTTATCTAAGTTATGCAGAAAATCCTAAAAAAGCTAAAGAAAAACATATAGCTAATTTTTATCCACATGAATCATTCATATATCAAAAGGATTTATGTATTTCTATAATATGTTACAAAGTTTTCAATGATAAGAGAATAAATAAAAATATTTTTAAAGTTTTAGATAAAAGAACATTCAATGATATGTTCGTAAATTATTTGATTGATAACTTAAATCACTGCACTTTGATGGAGTTTGGATTTAAAATTTATATAAATAAATCATGATAGAAACACCTTTTAATTATACTGGTTCTAAATATAAACTTTTAGAACAGATTCTACCTAAATTTGATTATTCAAAACCATATTTTTTGGATTTATTTTGCGGTGGAGGTTCTGTTTACACAAATATTTTAGATAAATATGAAAAAATCTGGGCTAATGACATAATTAAGAATTTAGTAGAAATTCATTATTCATTAGTTAATGATAAATCTTTTGTAGAAAGAGTAAAGCTGCTATGTCCAGCTAAAGATGACCAAAATCTTTATCATACACTAAGAGATAGTTACAATTCAGAAAAATCTCCAGAAAAGTTATTCGCGTTAATGTTGAGTTGCACAAACAACATGATGCGTTTTAATAAGTCTTTCTATTTCAATCAAACTTTTGGAAAAAGAACTTTTAATAAAAATACAGAATTAAAAATAAACAAATGGGTTGAACATATTGAGAAGTTTAAAAATAAGTTATATTATACAAGTTTAGATTTTTCGAGCGTTCATCCATTTGACCTTTCAAAGACCTTTATTTACTGTGACCCTCCTTACTATCAAACAGAGGCAGGATATAATGCTTACTGGAGTATAGAAAAAGAAATCAATCTATCTAACTACCTAAATAAAGCAGATAAGGCTGGGGCAACCTTCGCCGTATCTGGCGTCCTATGCGATGAGAAATCTCTATTACTAGAGTCTTTAATCGAATCTAAATACAAAGTCCATTATTTAGAATTTGACTATGAAAAGGTAGCCAGAAAGAAAAATAAAGATTATAAAGAAATTTTAATTACAAATTATTAATATGTTAAATATAAAAAATATATCACTCGAAAAATATCATAACAAAATTTTAGAATGTTTTACAACTAATAATATTCCATTTGAATGCGAATATCATCCAAAAGATAGTGAAAAACAAGATGAAACATTGAGTTATGTTATTTATCCAAACTCTATAGCTCCAAGAGTTGGATTTATCGGTATAAATAAAACTAAGAAAAATAAATTTTTTGGTGTTGTAGTAAAAACAGAAAAAGTTAAATATTTAGATAAGGAGGGTTTTGATTTAGATCATATTTTAGAATCCGAACCTGTTTATGTAGCTTCAGAATGTATTATGGCGTTTGTTTGCTTATTAGCCATTGATAAATGCAAAGATTTAGTTTTTGATAAGGAACTTGAAGATGAATTTAACAAAATGCATATTATTAAAAATAAAAAAACAAAAGTTAATAAAAAAAATAAATAAAATTATATAAAATATATTAAAATAATATGATACTAAAAGTAAAAAAAAATTATCAAGATTCAAAAATTCCAACTCGCGCAAATGAAAGCGATGCTGGACTAGATGTTTATGCCTATTCAATGAAAATTGTAGGCGAAACACTGGATGGATTTACAAATTTGTATAAAAGAATTGATTATATTGAATATGATTGTGGAATTAGCATTCAGCCAATATCATTTACTTCTAATCTTAGGGAACGCCATGATTACTTTACTTATTTAGCACCACGTTCATCTATTAGTAAAACTAATTTAATTCAATCTAATAGTTATGGCTTAATTGATTCTGGATATACTGGCAGTCTAATGATTCGTTATAAATATATTCCACAGGCTCAAGATTTTATATTTCTAAATCCAGAAAAATGGCCTAATTTTGGAATTGAAATTGATGAAAATAGAATTTATAAAATTGGAGATAAAATTGCTCAATTAATTGTAACAATGCAACATTCAGTTTCTATTGCTGAATACTTATCTTTAGATGAAACAGAGCGTGGTAATGGTGGATTTGGAAGTAGCGGCTCTTAATTATGAGAAAAATAATTAAATTTGGATTTCGCCAAAATATATTTGGAAAACAGATTTTACAGGTCTTAACTGGAAAAAGAAAATTTTTTAGTTATAGAGGTGATTTTGTTATTGCATATAATTGGCGTGATGCCACACGCGAAGAAGCGGATTACTTAAATTGTAAAATAAAAGAAATCAATAATAATGTCGAATAATCAGGAGATAAAAGTTGGTCAAAGATGGTTTGCATTAACAAAGGAAAATAAAAAAGGAACTAAACATCAAGTTTTACTTATAGAAACTGATGAAGATGTAGATAATTATAATTTAACAGATGAACCAATAATTTATACTTGGTCAGATTTAACCGATGATGAAAATGGAATTACTTGGTGTGGGCCTGAATCTGAATTTAGAAAAATATTCAAATTTATTGGATTTACTAAAAACAATTAAAGATTTTTTTATAAAAAATCAATAACGAGTTTCTACACTAAAATTAATAGACTTTTAATATAAAAAGAGTAATTATAATATTTCTTTTTTAATCAAAGATACAAGTGTATCTTGCTCCCACAAACTTAATTTTATGCTATTCGACGAACAAATTTCACGCAAACCTAATTTATATCCTTGGACAAAAGAATTTATTGATGCAATGCATAATGGATTTTGGAGCGATAAAGAGTTTTCTTTTACTCAAGATATACAAGACTTTAACGTAAATTTATCTCCAGAAGAAAAAGAAGTCATTACTAGAGCATTATCTGCTATTGGACAAATTGAGGTAGCAGTCAAGACATTTTGGGCTAAATTAGGTGAAAATTTGCCGCATCCATCTCTAGCCGATATGGGTTATGTTATGGCAAATGTAGAAGTTATTCATAATAATGCATATGAGCGTCTTTTAACTGTTTTAGGCATAGAAAATATATTTGAAGAAAATCTTAAACTTGATTGGATTCAAGGTAGGGTAAAATATCTAAGAAAATATACTCATAAATTTTATAAAGATAATAAAAAACAATATATTTACGCTTTAATATTATTTACTCTTTTTGTTGAAAATGTTTCATTATTTAGCCAATTCTATATTGTAAATTGGTTTGCACGCAACAAAAATGTATTAAAAGATACAGATCAGCAAGTTAGATATACAAGAAATGAAGAGAATATTCATGCTTTAGTAGGTATTAAAATTATAAATGTTCTTAGAGAAGAATATCCAGACTTATTCGATTCTAAACTTGAAGAAAAAGTAAAAGAAGAAGCACTTGACGCATATGCTGCTGAATGTAGGATTATAGATTGGATGTTAGGTGATTTTTCAGAAAAGAATATTTCAAAAACTATTCTAAAAGAATTTATTAAATTTAGAATTAATGAATCTTTAAAACAAATTGGATATTCTGAAGTTTTTGATATTGACAATAAGCTAATATCTAATACAGATTGGTTCTATGAAGAGTTGCTAGGAAATAATATGACAGATTTCTTCAAATCTCGTCCTGTTGAATATAGCAAATCTAACAAATCATACGACGAACTATTTTAATTTTTATGAATAATATTTACTGGCTAAATGAAGATTCTCGCAAATTTCTTTCAAAAGACTATCTCGAAAAGGGAGTAAGTCCAGAAAAAAGAATTCGTCAAATATCCGAAGCCGCTGAAAAGATACTAGGTATCAATGGTTTCGCTGATAAATTTGAATCCTATATGCATAAGGGTTATTATTCCCTAGCTACTCCTATTTGGACTAACTTTGGAAATAAGCGGGGACTTCCAGTTTCATGCTTTGGTTCTTTTGTTCCAGATACAATGGAGGGCATTTTAGATAAAGCCTCTGAAGTTGGAATAATGTCAAAGATGGGAGGAGGAACTTCTGGATATTTCGGACAACTAAGAAATCGTGGTGCTAAAATTAGTGTAGGAGGGGAATCAAGCGGCCCAGTTCATTTCATGGAGCTTTTTGATAAAATTGCTACTGTTGTTTCTCAAGGTTCAGCTAGAAGAGGTGCGTTTGCTGCCTATTTACCAGTAGAACATCCTGATATTAAAGAATTCCTAAGAATCAGAGATGAAGGCAATGCTATTCAAGAAATGAGTTTTGCAGTCACAATTACTGATGAGTGGATGAAAGAAATGATTGCTGGAGATAAAGATAAGCGCGAGATTTGGGGTGCTATTATCAAAAAGAGATTTGAAACTGGATTCCCATATATTAGCTTTATTGATAATATCAATAACAATGCTCCACAAGTCTATAAAGATAAGAATAAAAAAGTATTTGCATCTAATCTTTGCAATGAGATTTGTTTAAGCAGTTCTGAATCCGAAAGTTTTGTATGTGTCCTTTCTTCTGTAAATCTATTACATTGGGATGAGATAAAAAATACCGATGCGGTTGAAACCTTAGTTTATTTCTTAGATGCAGTAAATCAAGAGTTCGTAAATAAAACCGATGGAATCAAGCATATGTCTGCTGCTCATAATTTTGCAAAAAACCAAAGAGCTTTAGGTCTTGGCGTTCTAGGTTGGCATTCTTATTTGCAGAGTAAGATGATTGGTTTTGAATCAATGCGTGCTAAATCACTAAATTCTTCTATCTTTAAGGTGATAAGAGAAAAGTGTGATAATGCAACAAAAACTCTATCTGAAAAATTTGGAGAACCGGAGTTACTAAAAGGATATGGTCGTAGGAATGTTACTACTATTGCGATAGCTCCGACAACTTCCAGCTCTTTCATTCTTGGTCAAGTAAGTCCATCAATCGAACCGTTAAATTCCAATTACTTTGTTAAAGATTTGGCTAAGGGTAAGTTTACCTACAAGAATCCATATCTAATTGAACTATTAGAAAAGAAAAGTCAAAATAATAAACAAAATTGGGATTCTATTCTTGTTCGTGGTGGCTCCGTCCAGCATTTAGATTTTCTTTCTGAAGATGAAAAAGATGTATTTAAGACATTTAGCGAAATCTCACAGAAAGAAATTATAATTCAAGCTGGTGCTCGTCAGAAACATATTGATCAAGGTCAAAGTCTTAATTTGACTATTCCTCATACAGCTTCACCTAAAGATGTAAGTCAATTGATGATTTTTGCTTGGGAAAATGGAGTAAAGGGACTTTATTATCAGCGTTCCTCTAATCCAGCGCAAGAACTTGTTCGTTCTATTTTGACCTGCAAATCCTGCGAATCTTAATACTTAATGGATAAAAAAATAAGAATGTTTTGGGACTTAGACGGAACGCTAATTAATTTTTATCGTTCCGCCTCTGTTCAGTTCAATGTTGAATATCCATCAAAATCTTTCGTTAAAGATAATCTTTATGAAATTGCTGGTGGTAAAAAGTATTTTTGGAAAAAGATAAATGGTCATGCATTTTGGTCTTCTTTGGATAAATATAGTTGGTCAGATGACTGTGTAAAATTAGCTAATGAATTATCAGATGATTGGATATTTTTAACAAAGAGTTCTCTTGATTCTGGTTCTGCTTCTGGAAAGTTTTCCACTATTCGGAAGTTTTGGCCTAGAGAAATCAATCGTTTATGGATAGTGACTGGCTCCAAAGCCAGAATTTGCAGAAATAAATATGATATTTTAATTGACGACAAGGTTATAAATGGGCAAGAATGGACTGAACAGGGTGGAACATTCTTTCATTGGAAAGAGTTAAGTGATGATTGGGATGAACAAGCAAGAATTTACATGAAAGAGTTAAGAGAGTTAGTTGATAAGTTGAAAAATTCTTAATAAAAAATCTTGACTAAACTAAGGTATTATGTTCATATTTATCTATGACTATTGAACCTATTTTTCTAAAACCAACTTTCCACCCTAAAAGATGGGGTTCAGAATCTTGGATATGTAATAATGAGGAATTTTGTGGGAAAATTTTGCGCTTTAATGCGGGTGCTCAATTTTCCGCCCATCAACATGTTAAGAAGCGTGAGGTGTTCTTAATATGGGAAGGCGAAATTGAGTTAATGACAATTAATCCTCTTAATGCCGAACAATCTAAAGTAATTATGAAAAAGGGTGAGATTGTGGAAATCCCTCGTTTATTAGTTCATCAAATTCGTGCGATTACTAATTCAACAGTTTTTGAATTCTCTACAAATCATGATGAAATGGATTCTCTGCGCGTTTTAGCTGGTGACTCTCAAAAGAAATGAATAATAAAAAAATAGGATTCATTGCGGGGGTTTTTGACGCTCCAGAAGGTCGCTGTCCCCATGATGGACATTTACATATCCTTAAAACAGCAAGAAGTATGTGTGATTATCTTGTTGTTGCGTGTAACTCAGATGAATATATTCGTGAAAAGAAAAATCGGGAACCACTATTAACGCAATCAAAACGCATAGAGGCTTTATATAATACGCAGTTTGTCGATGAGGTTCTTCGCTTTGAATCAGACCCTCTTCCAATTATCATGATGTTAAAACCTACATATATTTTTGTAGGTTCTGATTACAAAGCAGAAAATGTTCGCGGTTGGCCCGAATGTAAAGAATGGGGTGGTAATATTTGTATTATAGATAGAATTGATAATATTTCTACAACTAATATAATTAAAAAATTAGAAATGAAAGAAAACGAAGAATTAATGAGTGTCTTTCAAGGAAAAATAGCTATTGGACAAAAACTATAATAAAATTTAGTATGAAAATTTATTTGGTAAAATCAGAATTTGGTGATGATATTCAATATCATACAGGGGAATTTTCCCGCGAAGACCTTCCTTCTCCCTATTTAGGAAATATAGAAGATGCGGCAAAATGGAATACCTTTGAAGGTGCTAAAAATTGGGTTGATATGTTTGGCGGGGAAGTTGTAGAATTAGAACAAGTTGAAATAAATAAAACAGAAACATTCTATACTACTGAATGTCAGGCTATTGAACGTGATGACGAAGATTGCATTGTAACGCTTAGAATTAAAAATGGTAAAGCATTTGCTGGTGGATGGAGCTTAAACGATAAATTTTCAATTATTAAACATGAATAAAAATATAAAAATCGCTTGCACAGGCGGCGCAGGATTTATTGCCAGTAATGTTATAAAGCGTTTAAATAAAGAAGGTTACATAAACATAGATATTTATGAAAAACTAGATACTCTGCATTCAAAGATGCATAATATCCTTTCATGCGACATTAAGGGCATTTATGATTACAAAGAACTTTTAATATCAAACAAAGTCGATGATTATGACCATATCATTCATTTTGGCGCATCATCGTCAACTACAACAAAACCAGAAGATTATGAAAAGGTTTTATATCAAAATTTCTACTACACAAAAGACCTTTTGAGAATGTGGGCTTATTTTTCTCAACATCATGGAAAGAAAGACTCTAAATTTATATTTGCTTCATCGGCTTCGGTTTATGGTAATTCCTCTGATTTTACAGAGCGCACGGAAGGATTAAGACCTCCGCACTTGTATGGAAAGACAAAGCAGTTGTGCGATATAGAAATAGAGCAATATTTAAATCAATATTTTGGCAATCATAAATGTTACAGTTTCAGATTTTTCAATTGTTTTGGTGCTGATGAATCCCACAAGGTTGAGCGCAGAATGGCATCTCCGATAACTCGTTTCTTATCGGATAAACCGCCCTTTGTATTATTCCGTGATGATAAAAATACTGTATTTGAACGCGATTTCATATGGGTCAATGATTTGGCCGATGTAATTTATTTTACCCTTACCAATGATTGCAAAGCTGGTATTTATAATCTTGGTTCCGGCGAAGGAACTTCTTGGGAAAAATTAGCTTCAGTTTGCGCGGATGTAAGAGGATTACCAAAAGATAATCTATTTAAATATGAACCATTGCCAGATAATTTACAAAAACAATACCAATCAAGAACAGTTGCGGACTTGACAAAACTCCGTAACCAGTTAGGATACAAGAAAGAATTCACTTCGCTAGAGGAATCAGTCAAAGCAACTTATGCAGAAATCAGTCTGAAATAGCGAAAAATCTAAAAAATTTGCTTGCTTTTGAGTCCGTTTTGACTTAGGTTAGAGGTCAATCATGAACATATTTGCCATTAACCAAGACCCAGAAATCGCTGCTCGTCAATTAGGCAATAAGCATATAGTTAAAATGCCAACAGAGTCTCTACAAATGCTCTGTTTTTGCTTTCCAGAAGGCACTGCTCCATACAAAAATTCTCCAAAGCACGCTCATTATAAACATCCCGCTTCAATATGGCTTCGCTGTTCAAAAGATAATTTTGAATGGGGACTAGCTCATTTTGAGGCGCAATTAGATGAATATAAGATTCGTTATAAACGTGAGCATGGCACGGCGCAACATCTTGATTGGATTAAAAATCATTACAAATCAATTTCTTTTTCCAGTAGTGGTTTAACTCAATTTGCGCGTTGCTTTGGAAAGTTTAAGGAACAACTAGAAAAAGAAGAACCTGATTGTGTAAAGGCTTATCAAAAATTCTATATCTTAGATAAGATTGAATTTGCACTTTGGCCTAAAATATCCAAGATTCCAGACTTTTGGGTTGAGAAATCAGAGCGATTTGTAGATAAATCATTCGTTAATGGCGTTTATTCAAAAAGATAAATTTTAAAATGAAACATAGTTTTTTAGATAAATCAGAAAAATTAAGAGTGTCTTGCTTGAGTTTCCAGCGAGAGGTTATGAAAAATAATCCATTCGGTGATCCGTGGTATAAAATTGCATTAAATAACCCAATTGGTCATAGACCAGACAATAACCCATCAGAACAAGATGAGCGACAGCGACGGGCAATTGATGCGTTATTTAATGAGGAATTTTATAAATTTACGGAAGAAAATAATTGACTTTAATACCGGAATAAACTAAGTTAAATCTAACATGAGCAAATTATCTATTCAAACCGAACATAAAAACTATCTTGCTAAAGTAGTTAAGTTGGGTGAATTGCGTAAGCATCCATCCGCTGACAGTTTGCAAATTGCCTTTATTGATGGGCAGAACGTAATCACAGGACTAAATGCAAAAACCGATGATATTTATATTTATTTTCCTCTGGAATCTCGTTTAAACTCGGAATATCTAAGTTGGTCTAATTCTTATTCCAAATCCGAATTAAATGCGGATAAAAGCATAAAAGGATTTTTCCCATCCGTATCAAGAGTTAAAACAACCAAACTTCGCGGAATCTTTTCTGAAGGTTATATTGTTCCAATTCAATCCATTGTTGATTGGTTATCCTCCAAGAAAATAAAGGCTTCAATAGGAGATTTTGAGGTAGGAACTGAATTTAGTCATTATGGAGATACATTTATTTGCGATAAATATATCAATTATGATGCATTACGTCGCGCCCAAAATATAGAAAATAATTCTAAAAACAAAAAAGGAAAAGTAAAGAGAGAGTCTAAACTTGTAGATAATCAATTTAGACTACATATTGATACGGCTCCGCTAAAAAAGAATTTATCTTCATTACATCCAGACGATTTTATCTCAATTTCTGAAAAACTTCATGGTTGTGTGGATAAGGAAACGATTATAAAAACCCTTGAATACGGGGATATCACGATAGGCCAAGTAGTTGATAATAAATTATTTGGAAATGTTTTGGCTTATGACGTAGAACTTGAGAAAGAGGTATGGGCCAAAATTACAGATCATTATTTTTATAAAGATAGTGATGATTGGTATGAGATGGAGTTAGAGGATGGGCGGAAGATAGAGATAACGGGTAATAACCCAGTTTGGATGAAGGATTTAAAATGTTACAGAAGAGCCGATCTTCTGAAAAATGGGGACGAAGTTCTTATCAGCAAAAATTCAGAATAAAGTATAATTTTAGAATTTTTTGTGTAATCCATTGTATATGGATACTCAAAAATATATTTGCCCCTTTAAAAAAACAATTATCAATGAAAACAATCAACTCGCTTCATATCTAAGATGGGAGAGAAAGAAAAGAGGGATGGATACCAAGTCTTTAAGATATTTGATTTATTTAGAGACATTCAAAGAGATAGCGACAAAAGAAATTTTTCATTATGCTTATTCAACGCTACTATATAGTTTGCCGGATTTTAAAGAAAAATATGGAATTCCATACAAAATTACCAAATTTTTAATAGACTATTTTGGGATAATTCCAAGAACGCATAGTGAAGCATGTGTTTTGGCAGCTAAAAAATCAAAAAAAACGAATCTTATAAGATATGGGGTTGATCAAACTTTTAAGGTAAAAGAGTTCAATGAAAAAAGAAAAAAAACCTATATTTTGAAATATGGGGTCGATAATCCATTTAAAATAAAGAATTTTCTTGAAAAAATGGAGTCTGTATTTTTAAAGAATTTCGGATGCTCCATAAGAGAAAAAAGATCAATAGATTCAAAAATAGCATGGTCATCCAAAACAATAGAAGAAAAAGAGGAATGGCTATTAAAAACAATAAGGAGCGAGCAGTCATTAAAAAATAATACTCAACTATATGAAAGTTCTTTGGAAAAAGATATACAAGAAATCTTAGTGGATAATCAAGTTCCATTTTCTTCTCAATTTAAAATGGGAAGATATGTTTTTGATATTTATCTCTCTAATTCAAAGGTTTTAGTCGAAATAAATGGAACAATTTGGCACGCTGATCCTGAACTTTACAAAGAAAATGATATTATGCCAGTTTCACGCAAGACTGCAAAAGAAATCTGGGAAAAAGATAAAAATAAAATTGACTTAGCTAGAGAAAAAGGGTTTAGTGTTGTCACGATATGGGAAAGAGAGTTACATCTACTAAACAGAGAAGATAAATTCTTACTTCTATATGAAAAAATAAAATCAATTTATGAAAATAAAATCAATTAAAAAGTTGGATAAGCGAAATGATCGCTATGACTTAACCGTAAGTTCAACTGGTAATTTCTATGCTAACGGAATTCTAATTCATAATACTAGCGGGGTTTTCTCTAAAGTTCTATGTAAAAAATCATTGAATTTTTACGAGAAGATTCTAAAGAAATTAGGTGTGAATATCGTAGATACTAATTATGATTATCTATGGAGTTCACGTAAAGTAATTAAAAACGCTTATGCTGATAAAAAATCAGAATCTTTCTATGATGTAGATATTTGGGGCTTGGTTGCCAAAGAACTTAATCCATTCCTAAAAGATGGAATGAGTTTTTATGTAGAGATTTATGGGCAACTTCCTAATTGCAAGTGGATTCAAAAGGATTTTGATTATGGCACAAAAACTGGTCAACATGACTATGCTATTTATCGCATAACCTATACAAATCCATCGGGTGAAGTTTTTGAATTTACCGAACAGCAAATTGCTCTTTATTGCAAGAAATACAATCTAAAGACAGTTCCATATCATTATATTGGTTATGCGAAAGATTTAGTTGCGCCTACTAAGTGGCTTGAATCAAAGGATGATAGGGATTTAGATATTTGGCGTGAAGAACTGCTAAATCATTTAATTGCGAAATATACAGAAATGGATTGTCCATTATGTGTCAATAAAGTTCCAAGAGAAGGTGTTGTAGTCCGTAAATTTAATGATTATGCTGATGTATATAAATTAAAAAGTCTGGCCTTTTTAAGCCAAGAATCTGCCGAACACGATAGAGGGGAAGTGGATATTGAAACGCAAGAATCAGTAGCGGAACAAAATAAATAAAAAATGAAACAATACGATGATGAAAAACTTTCCTATAAGGGAAAGTTAGCAGTTTCTTATTTGCTTGACGCGATAACTGAATCCGCTAACGAAGTGGAAAAATATAAAGCGGCAGCGCAAAAAGATTGGAAAATTATTCCATATAAATCTTATCTTTATTACTCCTACCAATTTGAATACCAATATGAATCTACCTCGATTTGGGGAATTCGTAAAGAAGAAAAGTTACGCGAAGCATCGCAAGGAGTTTATGACTCATATCAATTTGTGGATAAAATTGAACTTATTGATGAAATTTGGGAAAAAGATAAGGCGATCTATGCTGAAAATTTAGAAATCGCAAAGAATAATCTTGCCTCGTTCAATGGTTTAATTGATTTGATCAAACTAATGGGGATTGAAACTCGTTGTAAAAATCCTAAATCGCGGAAAACCATTCCTGATTGGATGGATTGCGAATTTGTCACCGAATTAAAATCAAAATGTCGCGTTTACGCTCCTTCTCTGCCCGACTGGTCAGGGTTCAAAAGAAAGGTTGAAGAGCAGGTGCAAAAGCGTCAAGCGGCTGAACGAGCAAAGGAATTAGAAGAGGAAAAGAAAAAGAAAGAAGCGGAAAAGACTAAGTTATTTCTTGAATTAATTAAGAAATATGACTTGACTTTTCCAAATGGAATGCCTAATGTTCATGAGATGACTGAAGCGATTCTTTCAAAAGATAAATATTTGTATCTCGCGCATTATTTACAACAAAATAGAAATGACTGGAGTGATGGTTATGATTATGCAGAAATTGGTCTACGCGGATTTAAAATTGAAGGTGATTTGGATAGAGAAATTCATAGACAAATTTCTGAGTTAATCAATGAACCAGATATTGATGGAAGAGTTTTTCGTCCAATTTATGAAAGATTATTTTCTATGGTAGATCAAGATCTTCTTTCGTCTTATGTCAAACTTAAAGATTATTTATAATTTCGTCTCTTTTCTTTATGGCCTCTGCTTCTGTTTCAAATAAAATTTGGACACCAAGTTTTTTAATAGAAAGTGACCATTTATTTCTCCTTTCTACATAATATACATATTTATTTTTATTTTTTTTATCTTTAAAAATATATTGCTTAGACAAAAAATACCTTTCTCGTTTTCTTTTAAGTCCTATATTATCTTTTTCTACATTTTGGTAAATATAGTCTAAAAATTTTTTTGATTTAAAAGAATTACAAGAAGCTATAGAGTGTTTGTGACCTTTTTTATTTGTTATTTTATTAATTTTAAAATCAATACCATTCAAGAACAAATTTAAAAAACTCCAGTTATAATCAAAATTAGCAGAAATCGAAACGGAAGATCTAAAATTGGTAGCCAATATAATATGACCATCACCATCAAAATATCCTCTCCACCAGTAATGGCGAAGATTTTCTGGGATAGCATTTAATATTTTTTCTGGCCCCTTTAATGATTTTTCATGATAATTGAATTTACATAACCATTCACAAAACGTAGTATCGCATAGAAACCAAGTAGAAGTCGGCTTAAAATCTCCTCTTTTTTCGTGCTTTATTGAATATTTTCCAAATTTACTAAAATAATTTTCTATATCTTTAAAATCTTCGCTAACAATTGTTAGTTTTGCCATTTGAAATAAAAAATCGTTATCTATTTTTTTATTATTTTTAATTTTCTTTTTTCTCTGTATATATCCGTCAGCCCAAATATACCCCAAGATGTAAAGTATTTCTGGATCTTCTAATTTTGAAATTAGTTCTATGTTTGCATTATTTTTTCTTTTTTGCAACTTACTCTTTAGCCCAAGTGCTCTCGTAGCCCTTTCAAGTTTTGATGAAGACCATTTTAATTGTTTGCAAATTTCGCTCCCAAATATTTTTCCATAATTACTTTTTAGGTATTCGATTTCTTCAGCTTTTATATTTTTGCTTAATTTTTTCATGATGGATGTATATTGTATTACACTAAAAATCATTATTTATAAATTCAAACTAAAAATCTATGTCTAATATAATTCTTTTAGTGGGTATTTCTGGTGCAGGTAAAAGCACTTGGGCTAAGAAATTTTTACAAGATAATCCACAATACATTTATCTAAATGCAGATAAGATGCGTTTGATAATGACTGGTGATGAGTCTAATCAAGATAAAAATTACCAAGTATTTCAAACTTTAGAGCACATGGCGTCATATTTGATGTCATTAGGAAATAATTTGATTATTGATAATACTAATTATAATAAAAAGAATCGTTTGATTTGGAATCGTCTTGCAACCGCATTTAATTACAATAAAGAGTGGGTTGTTTTTAAGACACCTCTTGAACAATGTATTTTAAATAATGAAAAACGCGCAAGAAAGGTTCCAATCGACGTAATCAAACGCCAACACGAAAATTTCACGATTCCGCTTGACGAGGGTGGCAAAATCACTTATGTTAACTGGAATGAGCGAGGATAATAATAAAAATAAAACCGTATTTCGTTTTCGTATTCTCCATGATGGATGGGATATGGATAATGAGGGCTGGGTAGAACAAGATGAACATGGTCAATATAAAGTCTTCACAACTAATCATGGGAAAACCGTTGAGATGACTAAGGATGATCTTATTACTAAGTCGCTTGAAGCATTACATTCAGCTTGGGATATCCGTAATGCCATCAGATTCTTAGATAATAATTAAAATGATTAAAGAATTAAAGTTTAACGGTGATGAGTCTAAGTTTTTATTTTTAAGTGACTTACATCACTCCCATGATCGTGAATTTATCTGGGGAAGGAGGGGTTTTAACTCTATAGAGGAAAGTAATAGAGTTTTAATCGAAAGATGGAACGCAAAATGCGATGAAGAATCAATCGTTTTTCATCTTGGCGATTTTATATTTTCAGATGGCACAGGTGAAAATTTTTATAAAGTAATTGAGAGATTAAAGTTTAAAGAATTACATCTACTCTGGGGCAATCACACCTCCGGGCAAAGACAGGCATATTTTTTCCAATTGAAACAACAATTTGGTGATGTAAATTATGAGGTTTACCCATTATCATTTATTCATAAGGGAAAAAAGATTGTTTTTCTTCCACAATATGTAGAAGTAAATATTAATTCTACTATGCTAGTGCTTTGTCACTACCCGATAATCTCACATAATTATCAATCAAAAAATTCAATTCATCTTTCGGGTCATACCCACTCAAACTGCGAGTTAACAAATAAAAATAATGGTCGTGGTTTTAGATTAGATGTAGGGGTTGAGTCTTTCGGTGAGCCGGTTTCCTTAAAAGAAGTTAAGATGCATTTAAACGGTCGCTCGTTGGACTTGACAGACCATCACTAGTCCCTATCATTTGTTTTATTTCTTTAAATTTATTATATTTTCTAGGCAAACCAATTTTGTCGTTTTCGTAATTGTTATAAATATAATCTCCAAATATCTTTATACCTTTCCTATTTGTTACTCTTATAACAGAAAATTTATTTATTTTTCCTTTTTGTAGTTGCTGACTTCTCTTAATTGTATATTTAATATTTAATTTTTCCATAATTTTTTCACAAAACCCCCAATCTTGCTCAAAAGAGCTTGCGATAGATAATTGAATTAGATTTTGTTTTTGATTGATATAAAAGCACCCATCTCCATCAAATAACCCTCTAAACCAATAATGTTTAAGATGTTCTGGAATTTTAGAAAGAATTTTACAAGCTGATGCAGTGGATTTAGAAGTGTAATCGTTTTCAATTAAAAATTTTCCAATAATTATATTATTTTTATGAATTCTTCCCTGTGGTTTTCTGTTGGAACGATTTCTATAATTTATTAGCCAACTTCCAGTTTTTAAAAAAATAGGATAAAAAATATCTATATCACTTTTTACAGCTTCAATCGCAATTGACCCAACCTCTCTAATGTATCCATCTGCCCATAGTAAGCCTAAAATATAAGCAACTTCTGGAGTTGTTGGATTTATAAATAAACCTGGATTCACATCGTATAAGTCAAAATTATTTTTGTTTATTTCTCGTTGTTTATGCGCAAGGTTGAGTAATTTTCTTTGAATTTTTATCCTAGATTCCTTGGTTAATTTTACTCCAGCTTTATAACAAATTTTTTTTACCCTTCTTATAGGAATTCCAGTTTTTTCGCTGCAAAAAATAGCTCCATTATCTGGATAATTTTCTAGAATAAATTTTATCTGATCTTGTGTCGTTTTGGGTCTTTTCATATATATGGTATTACACATAAAATTATGCTTTTTGACTTATTTTTTATAAAAATCTTGACTATATGCGTGGAGCTATGTATAGTGTGATTATGTTGATTTCTCAAAAATCAAGCAAATCATGAATAAAAAGAATATTAAAATAACAGATCATCATTAATTTATATATATTTTTCATGAAAATCGAACTATCACAATTAGAACGTCACATTATTACAAATTTACTAGTAATCCTAGAAGAATACTGGCACGCGAAACAAATTCAACCTCAGTTGGGAATTACTAGTGCAATTATTGAAAAATTAAATACTGGCGATACTTATCTTGTAAAAGAATCTGATAGAAAAATTCTAGATAGTTTTATTCCACCGGAAGTTAATAAATTGCATGAGTTTTATACCGGCAAAGAATTTTGGGATAAACATAAATATTTGCATAATAAAAAAATATCTGAATAATCATGACTATTCTTCCTTTTAATTTTAAATTTTATATCTGTGGACGCTATGAGTTAGAAAAAATAAAAGATAAAAATATCAACTATTTTATTGGATTTAATCATCCTGGCCAAAAAGAACCATATACATACGATAATGTTAGTGCTATTCTGGGTGATGTAAAGTATTTTGTAACTCACGAAGTTCATGATACATTTATAGAATCACATAGAAAAACTGGTTATAAAATGCCGGATGTTAATTTAATAAATAGTATAATTGAAAGCGGAGTTGTTATAGAAAGTTTACTTAAAAAGGGTAAAAATATAAATCTAGCCGTATGTTGCTATGCCGGAATTAGCTGTAGCACAGCGGCAGCTTATATTATTTTATGTTATTTACTTGGCGAATGGTATGAACAGGATGCTAAAAGTTTGGTTTTATCGCGCAGAGATATTGCCAAACCTAATCCGCTAATGGTTAAGATTGCGGATGAACAATTAGCGTGTAACTGGAAGATGGTTGCGCCTTGGAAAAATTACCTTGACTTCAAAGAGAAAGAGTGATAATGTGTAGTTATGCAACAAAGAGAATTAAAGTTTCGCATCTATGTTTTTATAGATAAAGCATTTATTTATTTTGATATTTACGAAGGGTATCCGCATGGAATTTATGGCTCGGTTAGCCCACCGCAACAATTCACCGGATTAAAAGATAAAAATGGAAAAGAAATTTACGATGGTGATATTCTTTTAGATCCTATCGCAAACGGTGGAAAGTATAAACAAGTATATCAATTTACAAACGGAGAATGGCAAGTTTCATATCATACAAAGGAGTCGTCGGAGAACGGATTTAAGTATTTTGATGCTCTCTATGATAGATGTAAATATTCGGAAGTAGTTGGAAATATATTTGAAAATAAAGAATTATTAAAATGAAACTATTAACTGATATTAATGAAAAATTTTTAATAGGCGACTCAATAACCGATTTTGAGTTAGATATTTTATTACAATTTTATGAGCGTTTAGAACAGGATTTAAAAGTTCTAGGCTCGCATTTTCATTTTGCATGGCGAGAAGTTTTAGATCGTAAAATTAGACTGGAAGGGTATAAACAAGCTAGAGAAAGAAAAATTAACGCATAATAATATGATTATTCAACAATTAACCTCTTTAGGCGATGAACCAAAATTTAAGTTGGATATTGATGATAACGCAAATATTATTATTGATAGGCATGAAATGATAACAATTGATTTGGGAATTAATCGTGTAGTTGTTCTATACAGCATGGGTCAATGGAAAATCCAATGCAATAATAATATCACGGTTGAACAGATGAATTCAGATCATTTATTTAATAAATAATTAAAATGAGCGGAGTAAAAATTAAAGATTTCTCATACAAAAACATAAACGGTGTTATTCGTTTTGCTTCTGGTAAAGACTGGGGAAGCATGAAAAATAAGTTCTATTTCGACGGTGCAGTCCCATTTTGCACAGGTATCCTTAATCATAAGGAGATAGATGTTTTAGAAAAGGGACTAAAAGAAGAGTATGATAAATGGGAATCAAAAAATCCAAAGACCGATGATGATTGGGTAGACTTAGTAAGTAGTTGTGTTATCCAAGATGGCTACGAAGATTGGCACGTTGATAAAAATTTATTAATGCAAGTTTTAGAAAGATATAGGAAAATTAAAAATTTTAACCAAATAGATGGACGGGCCTTTGAATAATTAATATGGATATTATTTGTAAAGTATTAACTGGGTCTAGGCTGTATCATACCCATACGGATAGCTCTGACTGGGATTTTCGTGGAATTTATAAACCAACATTGCGTGAATGTTATCTTGCACAAATAAAAGATGTTATTGAACCCGCTAATGAAGAAATTTATTATTCAGTTCAAAAATTTTTGGATTTAGCAATCAAGGGCGAGCCTGTTGCAATTGAAATACTTTTCTCACCTTTGGAAAATCATTTCTCAACCGGATTCGATTGGCCGCTGATTAGGCAATATCGAAAAGAGTTTTTAACCAAAAGAATGGATGCGTTTTTGGGATTTGCTTCCTCTCTTGTCTCAAAATACGCAGTAAAAGCCGAGCGCGTTAATGTTTTAGATAATTTGCTAATGAATATTAACGATTACATGAATTCATTAGGATATCGTGGAAATCAAACTATTGAACATATTTGGGCTTCTTTGCCAGAAAATGATTTCTTTTTTAAAGAAGAGTTATTTTATGTTATTTTAAGTCGTAAATATAGAAAAAACACGACACTAAAAGATTTTCGTTCTGCGTTAATTAACATTAAGGATGAATATGGCGAAAGAGTGCGAGCGGCACAACAAGGGGAGTTCGACACCAAATCCGTTTCGCATTCCTTTAGGATATGCTATCAGTTGCAACAAATTGCATTAGAACAAGATTTAACTTTCCCATTGAAAGAAGCAAAATTTCTCCGAGAGGTTAAAAATAAAAAGGTCATTTTCCCGCGAGAAGAATTGTTTGCGAAGTTAGATGAAACGATGAATGAAACGAAAAAAATGCTTGCTTTATCGCCATTACCTGATAAGGTAAGAGATGGAATCAAGGAAGAAATACTAGATAAAATTTACAGTTAAAAAATGCAATACATTCACGAAAAACTAAATAAATTAAAAGAGAATTTTGAGCGTGGGTCTAAAATTCATGACGAAATTCTTCATATTCAAAACTCCATTAATGGGGAATTTTCAAAACTTCGCTCGCAAGTTGACAAACTTTCTTTCAATTTAGTTGATGGAATTGAAGTTACCGAAGCTACTTCTAACAATAGTCGCCTTACAATTTCTCCTAATTGTCGAACGACACTAAAGATTGCTCGAAACATTGAGAGTGATAAAGTTAGAAATAATTTAATTGAATTTGCGAAATATGCCGCAGCTCAATACAAAGGTAATTATACTGTTCGCGGGAAAGTTTCTTATGACCGAGAAAGACATTGTTTAATTTGCGATTTGCAGAATAATGATCAGAGATTTTGTCAAAAAGTAGAAATGTTCTCTTGATTGTAATGACTTATAAAAAATAAAAATTAATATGCAAATTAAAAAAATCATAAAATATCAGTTTGACCAGTATCAATTTAATACTGAAGAAGAAGCGAAAAAGTTTATGGCAAGAATAGATCATGAAGAACGATTATTCAAAATCAACTATGAAAAATTAGGTGGTTGGAAACCAGAAAACTATTCAATACCCATACCTATAAAATATACTCTTGATGATAATGATGAGATTAAAGTTGGTTTGATGCATTGGAAAAATGAAAATGACCCAAGAAATGGTTGGCGTGATTTGTTAGAAGGTATGGATTTGCGTTATTTTGCATCTGAAATTCAACTTATTAGTGATAAAGAGTTTCTAGATACTTATTTAGATTCTACTTGGGTTATTCATGGTGAAAATTTCAACGCTTATCTAAGTGCGATTGCGGAAATGGCACGGAAATATCCTGATTACGCGCAAAAGGTGCTTGACAAGTTAGCAACTACTCAATTTAGTCCGGTAGTTGAATACAGAGATTAAAATTATGAAAAAATATACACCAGAAAATATTAAAGAACTTGCTCCTAATCAAATTTTTGTCTTCGGGAGCAATACAAAAGGCATCCACGGCGCGGGTGCGGCAAAACTTGCTCTAAATAAATTTGGGGCGAAATATGGGGTCGGGCGCGGTTTACAAGGTCAGTCTTACGCATTGCCAACTAAGGATTTTGACATTGAAACGCTACCTCTCTATGACATTGAACGAAATATTAAAGAATATCTTGACTTTGCCGAGAAAAACCCGCATCTTGAGTTCTTGACGACTAAAATTGGAATGGGGCTGGCTGGATACAAACCAGAACAAATTCGACCATTTTTTACTTCCCAAAAGATACCGGAAAATGTTATTCTACCAATAGAATTTACCAATGAATATGAAACCAAAAATAACTAAGCAATTCACACTTATGCATAGTGAAGAATACACTGAGAATATTATTGTAAAAACTTGCCCATCAAATCCTGATTGGGTAACTATCTCACAAGGGCATGGCGAGGATGATCAAGAAATTGTTTTACCAAAAGAAGCAATTTATGCGCTAAGAGAAATTCTTGATGGCTTTTGTTATTAATGAAACCATACATTTCAATCCACAAAGATTCAGTTGATATTTTAAAAGAAGCCGGATTTAAAATATATAATGGAGTAATTCAAAAATGTGATTTAACGCATCAAATCATTCTCCATATTAATTGGACTGGATATGATATGGATTCTGCTCCGCATTTCCATAAGTTAAAATATGCTGATGGCGGAGATAATCAATCTTTTGGTGGTAATAAATTATTAACAGAAATATATTTTCCTTATTTAAAGAAAAATGTTACCGCCGAATTTCTTAATGAAGACCCACCAGATTGGATGTTATCCGCAACTCTGTCGGTGGGTTTGGAGCAAGAAGATAGTGACGCTATTGATTTAAAAAACTATCATATTATTCATACAACTTTTGATAAACGTGCTGCTACAATTTATTTTAATCGAAATAATGACTGGACTAGATTTATAACTCTCTCATCTTACAAGGATGGTGATATTGACCCATTTATAGAAGGAGATTTATAATATATAATCAAAATAAGAATAGAAATAAAAAATGTATAAATTTTTAAATCATAAAGACCTACCAATACATCATAAGAAAGAATTTATGAAAATTTCCAATGTATCTTTTGGTTTGGGAGGTTATCAAAACTCATGCTTTGGTCTTACATTGCATTTTGAACAAAAAAGTGGGCTTGGCGCAGGTAATTTCATAAATGGTGGATGGGATTTCCAATCAATAGAATGTAGTCCTAATGCTAAATGGAATGAAAAAGATAGAGAAAAACAAATGTTAAAACTTTGTAAAATAGTTTCTTTAATTCTTAAAGATGCTAATGTAAGTTCGGTGGATAAATTAAAAGGAATGCCAGTAGAGGTCATTATTAGCGATAATACTGTCCAAAGTTGGCGAATCTTAGAAGAAGTAATTTAAATATTAAATATTATGAATAAAAATATAGAGAATATGTATGAGAAAATAGCAAAAAATATCAAGAAACTCCTTGACTCTGAAAAGGTAAAACAGCAAGATACACTTCTAGTAGAGGCACAATGCAATAAAGAAATTAACAACAAAATGGAAATTCAAATCAAAAAACACCTAAGTCTTTTAGGTTTAAAAGTAAAAGATAAAGTCACCGGATTTACTGGTATTGTAACTTCCGTTAGTTTTGACCTTTACGGCTGTATTCAAGCTATTGTAAATCCCGGAATGGATAAGGATGGAAAACAAAAAGATTCGCATTATTTTGATATTAATCGCCTTGAGATTAAATCAAATAAGCCTGTAATGGATGTTCCTAATTTTGATTATGGGGCGATTGCAAATGGAGAAAAGGGGCCAGCAGAAAAGCCACGTTTCATTAAAAACTAATCATTAAAACTCAAATAAAATATACCATGTCTATTACAAAAGATGATTTAGCGGAAATTCTTGTGCAAGCTGGCTTGGATGCCACTGCACGTTCCAAAGTAATTAAAATTGCCGAGGAAATTGAACAAGAAAAGAAAGAAGAAAAGGGTAATAATGGGCCTAAAGCAAAGAATAAATATGTTATTCTTTTTAGAACAGATAATGATGAAATAAAAAAGGCTATTACAGAGACAGAGGCTTTTCTAATTAAGACATTAGAGAATGTAGATGCCAACGAAGTTCCTAATCGTATGTTACGAGCCGCTGTTGAGCAAAATATAAATGTTAAGAAAAAGGGTAAAATTAATAAATGGAATGAATGGTGTCGATATGTCAAAGGGAAATATCGTAAACCATATCAAGTTCAACCTTGTTCAAAGGAGCCAGTTCAAATTGTTGTGTTAGATAGCGAGTCGATTCCATTTAATAAACAGTAACTTTTTTTAAAAAAATATTGACATTAGAGCCTGTTCATAGCAGGCTCTTTTTATTGAAATTTATGAATAAAAATATAAGACTGAGAGGAAATCAGATTAATACGATTGTAACTCAAGAACAATTATCTTCCGCTTGGGATTATTTCAAATTTCCAAAAGGAAAATGTCCCTCTATTTCTCAAATTGAAATTAAAGATAAAGATGGTGAACCTTGGTATTATTTTGATAAGCTTAATAATTCATATTATTACGTTTCATTTACTTTTAAATCAGCTTATCCTTTCGATGTTACATATAATAAAGTTGGAAGATTTTAATATTGATATTAAATTATTTTAGAAACTTTTTTTCATTAATACTAAAAATTAAATAAATTATTATGGGCTTAGATACATATATTAGAACAGAAAAAGGCGAACAATTAGCTTATTTTCGCAAAGATTGGACTTTGCAACAATGGTGGATTGATTTAGCGCGTATTAAATATCTCGACTTGGCAAATAAATGGAATGAAAAAAAATCCATTGAAGAAACTAGTGGGATAGATCAAGAATATTGGAAAGAAGAGTATGAAAAAGGAGATTTTAATTGCGTGGCGATTCCAATAACAGAAGAGGATTGGATTAAATTTATAGACTATATCCATAATAAACATGGTGATGAGTATTTTCAGTCATACAAAGAGGTGACTGGAAAAATTCTTGGTGCTTCAACTTATGGGGAGAAAGTTTTTATTTATGGTTGGTGGTGAAAATATGTATAGCGAAATACCTCCAAAAAATATAAGAAACTACTGCAAATATTATGGGTGGTATTCTAAAGATGTGTCTGTTTGCGTAACTAGATACTCAATTTCTAGATTGGTTAATGGAGAATGGGAAAATTATAATTTCTCTATGCGGAATGACGATCAATTAATAGAACCAGAAGAAATTCAACTTGCAATAGAGACTATAGCAAAATTTGAGAATAAACCATTTTGGGTTATTGCTGGATTGATTTATGAGATGTGGAATGACTCAATATATAGAACTATTAGAATAGATAATTTGGATTTCGTTAAAAATATTATTCCTTCCGGTCCGTATTGTTATGATAAAAATGGATTATGTCCTTTTTGGGATAGCTGGGATATTATGGGAAGACAAAATAACGGATATTGTTCTTATTTAGAGCGTGGAGACTGGATGCATAAAGATGGAACAATGCATCTTTTTGACCAGACAAAAGTTTGTGGTGTGAATGATGTTGATTCTACGGAAGATATTAAAAATGAAATATAAAAAATAAAATAGCATAAGCTATGATAGAAAAAGACTACATTTATCACGAAAATTGTTTAGATACCTTATCTAAACTAGAAAACGAATCAATTAATCATATTATAACTAGTCCACCATATAACATGAATCTTCGTATAATGGGGGATAAATATTGTTCTCGTCAAATTGTCAAAGAATTTTCCACTAAATATGATGGATTTGATGATAATTTGCCACAAGAAGAATATTTTAATCTACATAAGAAAATTCTAGGTGAGTTGCTTAGAGTAACAAAAGGTTATGTATTTTATAATATACAAATTGTGACAGGAAATAAACCTTCGGTTTTTAAATTGATGGGGGAATTTTCAGAAAAGATAAAAGAAATTGTAATTTGGGATAAAACTTCCGCACAACCAGCAATGGGTGAATGCGTGATGAATTCAGAATTTGAGTTTCTAATTATACTTTCTAATAATAAAAAAGATGCAATGTCCAGACAGTTTAAGAAAGCAAATTTTGCTCGCGGAACTTTATCTAATATATGGAGAATAAAGCGAGGAAAAAAGGTTTCTAAAGAACATGGGGCAACTTTTCCAGAGGAACTTGTAGAAAAGATACTAGTTAATTTTACAAAGGAAGGTGAAATTATTTACGATCCATTCTTTGGAACAGGAACTGTTGGTGTTGTAAGCAAGAGACTCGGAAGGCATTATGTAGGAAGTGAATTATTAAAGAAATATATTAATATTGCAGAGGAAAGATTAAATCTATTAAATAATTAGTCAAAAAATGAACGAAATATATACAATAACTGCCCTTACTGATTCTAAACGCGATATGTCCAGATGTTTTGGATTTTTCTTTAACGAATCCGCTGCTCGCGGAGCGGCGTTGCATAATCGTGGTTCAATGCAAGAATGTCTATACGAATATCTTGTAATTGAAAAACAGGAACAGGGTATTTATGCCCATGCTCAAGATATTCAATGGTATAAATGGATTGACACCGATAAAGAAAATTGGGATGGTTATTGGTGTGAATGTTCTCGTCCGAAAGGCAAAAATTTTGATAATATTGCAAACTTTAATTGTATCGGATAAAAAATAAAATGAAAAAAATTTGGTCAATTTGGGCAAAAACAATGGGATCTAAAATCTCTGAAAATACAACTGAATCAGATATAGCTGCTTTGATTAGAACTTTTTGGTGGTTTCTTCATGTTATAACTTGCTTTTTTATTATTGCAAATGCTGGAAGGAATTTGGGATTTTGGTAAAAAATCAGTTGACTTTAGATAAAAAAGATGCGTAAATGAGGCATGAAAACATATCAGGTTAAAGCGAACAAAGTATTGTTGTTCAGTGACTATCACCAGAATATAAAATGGGTAAAACACATTCTTGAACTAGAAAAAGATAATTATGACCATATTATTTTTGCTGGTGATGAATTTGATACTCATGAATCTACTGATAAGATTTCTGGTATTAAAGAAACTGCGCGTTTTGCTGTTGACCTTGTTAATGGAAAATTTGGCCCAAGCACTTGCTTAATTGGAAATCACCTTTTATCTTATGCTGAATCATGGCTTGCGAATAGCAAATATTCACATAAACATAATATAATTAATTCTTGTTCGGGATTCACGAATAGCAAATCTATAGAGATAAATAAAATCTTCAAATGGGAAGACTACCAAAAATATCAATTATTTTGTGAATTTGGTGGTTACTTAATTTCTCATGCAGGATTTCATCCATCTTTTTGGAATTTTTATAAAACAAGAGAAGAAAACTTAAATTCTTTATGGGATGAATCAAAGGATTCATTTAATTCTATCTCAATTAAACCATCTCATTTATTTGGATGCGGAGAAGCTAGGGGAGGACAATTAAAAGCGGGTGGGCCTTGTTGGTTAGACTTTTTAGAAGAATTTACTGATAACGAAGAGATTGGCCCACAATTAATTGGACATACACAAAATCATAATACGATTAGATTTAAAGGAAAAAGTTTTTGTATTGATGGTGGACAAACTACTTATGCGTTATTGGATAGTTCTGGTAAAATAGAATTTAAATCTACTATCTCTGGGGAGTTAAATATTGTTGAAGAAACTGGTTGGCAATATAATGGATGGATTAATTAATATGGATATTGAAGTAAATAATCAACAAATTCTTATTGCTTCTGATTGTCATTGCAAATATGACAAATTAGATATAATAAAAAATAAATACCCAGAAATAAAAACTCGTTTTTTTCTTGGAGACCTTTTTTCATTTACAAATGAACAAAATTTTCCAACATTAAATGAAAATAATAAAGGAACAGCGGAATGGCTAAAGAAAAATATTAATGACTGGCATTTTTGCCTTGGCAATCATGATCTTGTTGTAATACGTGAATGGTGGAAATACGGTTTAGACCAAGAAACTTATAATTTAGTTTCCACTAAATTTAAAATATATTATAAATTATTATTTAATGGTAAAAAATATCTCTTATTACATTCAAAACCTAAATCTTTGTGGGACTTTATAAATCCGAACGAATATACCGAAAGAGATTTTCAAGAAGATTTTCCAGAAATTGATGATTATTATGCAGTAATTGGCGGGCATACCCATAAGCAATGTGTTCATAATTTTGTTGACACCGACTGCGTGATATGGCAAGTTGGTGATGTAAGGAACCAAAGTAAATATGCAATACTAGCTCACAAAGGAATAGAATTTAAAAAAATATGAAAATTTATTGGCTTCATGCGCCTGATAGCATCTGTTTAAATGATTGCGATTTTTTCAGCTATTTTAATAGTTTTAACGAAGACTCTAAAAACTATTTTGAAAAAATTATTGATGGATGGATAAAGCATCTAATAGAAATAGATGTTGATTTCATTACATTAAATCCATTGATTTTGAATTTTTTAACAGATGAACTTGCAAAAAAGCATTTGTTTGTAAAGACTAAGAATGGATTCAAGGCAATTGGAGAAGTTGAAAAAGTTCTATTTAAATTTGATTTATTGAGAGCAGGAGAAATTTGTTGTGATACGGATTTTTCTATTTTAGATTAAAGTATTATACAATATGAAAATTGCTGATTGTTATTTTAATACAAAAGCAAATCAAGTTATTCTTTCTGGAGAATATGAAGGAGGAATTTGGCACATAGAGGTAGAAACTGAAAATGGTATTGACTGTAAATGGATTTTAAATAAAGAACCTCGTCATTGCCGTGGATTTTTGCATGTTGCTGAAGATAGCAATTTATTAAAAATTCTATCAATAGTGGAAAATTTAAAATAAATATGAATATTAACGAACTTATTTATAACGCATTTAATAAATACATAACAGAAGGACATCCTCAACCTTCTGCGTTATACCTTGGAACTAGAGAAGAAAGTCTATTGTTAAGAGAAATTGAAAAAATGCCAAAGTTAGCAACTCAAATGGCAAGTTATCCACCACGCCCTAAATGGAATGGACTTTCAGTTTATCGTGTGAATGAAACAAGCCATATTGCTTTTTCTTAAAGATTATTACTATTCAGAAAAATTTTTAAAATAAATAAAATGAAATACATAGGAATTACAGGCGCACGCCGCGCAGGAAAAGATACTTTTGCCAACGTCTTGAAACGAGTTACCTCTAAACAAGTAATTAATTACGCATTTGCAAATGCGCTAAAAGGTGACTTATCTGATTTATTTAGAGATAAATTTAATGCTGATATTCATACATTAGATGGTGATATTAAAGAACGATTGCGCCCTATTATGATTGCTTATGGATGTGCTTGGCGAGAAATTGACCCTTTACATTGGGTAAAAGAAGTTATAAATGCGATAGATACATGGGATAAAATGGATAAAAATAATAATTTAATCCATTGTATTTGCGACGTTAGATTTAAAAATGAAGCAGATTATCTTAAAAATAAATATGGAAATCAATTTTTCTTATTGAATATTGTTCGTGTCGGTGGGCCAGAACCAACCGAAGAAGAAACTAAACATATTCCAGAGCTTGAAAAAATGTCGAATTACACCTTGACTTGGGAGACAACACCTGATTTAGTTGCTCTTCAACCAATCGTAGAAGAAGTTTACAAAAAATATTTAATTTAAATAAACAATATGAATTTATTAAAAGGCATTCGCATTTATCAAGTAGGCCCGATGGAATGCGAAAAAGATTGTGGAGCTGGCTGGCGTAACGAATTAAAAGAAAAATTAAAGCACGTTGGAATTAAATGGTTTGACCCAGTTAATAAAGTTTTCGTAAAAGATATTCAAGAATCGGGTGAATACCAAACTAAACTAAAAAAATGGCGCGAAGATGGTAATTATGAAAAACTAGCAAAACATATGAAAGAAATTCGTTCTTATGATTTATCTATGGTCGATAAATCCGATGCGATTATTTTCTTTTATGATGTAAATAAACCTACCTGTGGCAGTTGGGAAGAATTATTTCACGCTAATTCAATCAAACGTCCTATCTTTGTTATTGCAAATCAAGGAATCAAAACATTACCTTTATGGCTATTCGGCACGATACCGCATAAATATTTTCACGATTCGCTTGACAAAGTGGTGGAAATCATTAACAGTATAGATCGTGGGGACAAAGAAGTTGATAGCAACAGATGGAGACTCTTAAAAAAGGAATATAGATAATATAATATAAAATAATATAAGATAAGATAATAATCAATAAAATCATGAAATATTTTCCATTATGGCTACATTTTTTGTTAGTAACAACATTTATTGGGCTTTCTTTAGCTTTAGATGCGTTAAAATATGATATTTTAATTGTATATCCATTATCAGGATTAACAATAGGATTATCTATTATTCTATTATTCAGATTATTTTAATATTAATTTTATGAAAATTTTTAAAAAAATAAAATCGCTTATAAATAACCTTGATTATTGGCTTTGTTATGAAAGTCCAATCTGTATTTTTTGGAAATTTAATATCAAACATAATTATTATAAAATTCATGATTTTTTATTTCCGCGCCAAAAATGGTTAATGAAAAATATCAAAAATAGCTGGATGGATAAAACAAGCATTATTCCACAAGTTCTATTTAATTGCATCATAGATTTTATTGAAGAAGAAAAGGCATTGACAATAATTGATTGGGACATAGATGAAGATGGTAAAAAATTTCGCTTAGAAATGATCGAATGTTACAACTGGGCAAAAACAGAAAGAGCACAATTAGATAAACAAATGTGGGCAGCATATCCAGAAATTACACCTGAAAGAAAACTGTTCAAAAAATTAGATAACGGAAACTATGAATATATTCCTAGCAAAAAGACCTATGAAGAGGAATATGGCGAGGTAGATCGTTTAGAAAAACTGATTAACGAAACTGATACTAAATGGCTTACTTGGTTGGTAATAAACAGAGATAAACTTTGGGCTTAATTTTAATAAAATGCTACTTAAACATTTCTTGGAAGAAATATCGAATTTATCCACAAATAAATTTACAGAAGTTGATGTAAATGAAGTATGTTTTAATGGATATGATATTTCATTTACCGGAGGTAAGTGGGAATCAATCGCAAAAGATTTGAACGAAGACATTAAGATAAATGAAAAAACGATAAAAGAACTGGAATCGGAAGTCGAAGATCTAAAAAATCATATCTCAGAATTAGAGAAAAGAAATCAAGTAATAGAAGAATATTTTGCTGGACTAAGAGATAATAAAAGCGATACATTCAAGGAATTGTTTGAACGTAACGAATCAAATGAAAAACAAATAGAAATATATAAAGAAAATATAAAAAAATGGAACGAAAAAACACTTGACTTAGAACGCGAAAATACTAAGTTAAAGGGAAGAAAGAATAACGCGAAAATTATTCTAACTAATCCGTTAATAATCGAATACCAAGGTATAAAATATAAAACAATCAAAGAATGAACGAATTAAATCAAACATTAACTATTAAAACTGGTTATAATTCATTAGAAAATGTAATAAATGATATAGAAAATATTTATGCAAAATATTTATCAATATATAAAAAATCTTCTAAAAGCAAACTCGTTTACTCATTCTATGGAAACAAACAAATATCAAACCATAATTTAGCAATTTGGTTTAATAAATCATGTGAGAATGAAGTAGAAAACTATAAATCAATTATTCAAGAAAATAACTTTTAATTATGGAAAAAACAAATAAAACATATAATCCCAAAAATATTTCATCTGTTCGTGAACATCGTCCGCTTAGGTGGATTGTTCGTCAATGGGTAACAGAAGAAGATGGAACACGCATTCAAATCGAAACAGGTTATCATTCTTCATTGGAGAAAATTCCTAAAATGACTCCAATTTTAGCACAGGCTCTAAATAATATTAATCGTTTCGGCGGTGAATTATTTGCTGATTATGGAGAAGGTCTAGGAAATGAAGTTTTAATTACTAATTATAAGTAATTGAAAATAAAAATCTTAAAAGATGTAAAAATTTTGCATACCTCTTGGAATGGAAAAGTAAAAAAATTTTATTTCCAAGAGGGTCAAATTTTAAATGGTATAGCATTAGCAGAAGATATTTTTGACTCAAATTTATTTATAATAAATTATCAAAAAGAATTTTTTGAATTAAATATTAATTTTTTTTCAAAAATTCATTGACTTTTAAAAATCTTAGTATAGAGTGTAAACGCAAAAATCAATAGCAGTAAAATAAAAATACAAAAAATATGAATAAAAACACACAGTTAAATGCAAATGATATAGATTGGCCAATTATCAATGGAGAAACTATTGATACGAATGCTTTGAAAAAACGTGGATTTTCAATTATTACTAATCAATTTAGAAATGTAAAAACTCATTTCAAAATTAATGGTCAATCATTACTTATTCCAGTATCCATGCCTGTTTATGAAATCCGTCGTTTAAATCTTCAGAAAGAAGTTTGTGCTTGCGGCGGATATACAACTGTTAAAATTACAAAGTCTAAAGTAAATGTTATTTCAGAAGCTCGTTGCCATAGCTCAGACCATTTTAATAAAAGTGTTGGAATTAAATTGGCAACTGCAAAAGCAGTATTAGAACTCAAAAGACAAGGTTTATTGTAAAAAAATAAATAAATAGTGAAAACACTAAATAGAAGTTTTGGTTTTAATTTTCGCGAAGAATTATTTCAAGGAACTTTATTGCAAGACCCCTCAAATGGGCGAATTGACATAAATATTTTCTATAAAGGAGAAGAATTTGCTTGCATGAACGACTTCCATCTGAAACACTCTCCTAGTCAAGAGGAGACTAAAAATTTAAACGATAAAATAAACAATTTTATTAACAAACAATAAAACAACAAAAATTAAAAAACCACATGTCAGAAACATACACACCCCTGTTAGAAGAGCCACTGGAATTTAATTTAACTTTATCTGGAAATAATTATTATAATTTATTTTTTCGCGGGCCAAAAGAAGCTCTGGATAGAATGCTAAACTTTTGCTTAGGATATGGCGTTTCTAAAGATTATTTTGAATTAAGCGATAATCATTATTATGTTTTAACGCCAATGAGCAGGTTAAAATCTGCTTTGCTTAATTGTTTTCGTGGTGAAATAGTTAAAGCAAAAAATGAAAATATCAATTACATTTGTTCACATGTTAAAGATGAACTAGGAGATGTTGTTGAAGTTAAAGTTGAATGGGATGAAGATAAACTAAATGAGTTGGCCGCAGAAAAAGTAGAATTATTTCTACAAAAATGTGGAAATCAAGATTTTACATATTCTGTAAATCAACATTATGCAGAAGAATATTCTTTAGGAACAATTTTCACTCCAGAACAAGAAAAAATAACAGAATAATTTTTTTAAAATCACTTGACTTTCGGTGCAGCTATGCTAGGTTAGACGAGTAACACAACTACCATGATTGTTGAAACCACACAAAAAACTATTGAACGTAGTCAGCAGTTTGAAGAAACTTCTTTCAAACTTGAAATTAACGAGAATATCTTTAATATTCTGCGTAATCAAATTTACACCGATAAAATCGGAGCCGTTTGCCGTGAATATATGTGCAATGGACGCGATGCTCATTTATTAAATGGAAATACTTCCAGACCAATTGATGTTTATGCGCCTACATTAGAAAACCTAGAATTTCGTGTTCGTGATTATGGAACTGGTTTGTCTAAAGAAGATATTTTCGAGATTTATGTTTCATATTCAAAGTCCCTAAAGCGCGATGATAAGAATGCCGTTGGGTATTTTGGCATCGGCGCGAAGAGTGGATTTGCTTACACTCCTTCTTTCCAAGTAATTTCATATTACAAAGGAGAAAAATACATTTACAATGCCTATTCTTCAGAGGATGGCGTTGGAAAGATGGCATTGCTTGTAAGAGAAGAATCCACAGAAGAAAGTGGAATGGAGATTATCATTCCTGTTAATATTGCTGATTCGCATATTTTTGTTGCTAGAATTCATGATATTGCTCAATTTTGGAACGTAAAGCCAAATGTTCATGGAGCTAATGATTTTAAATTTGACGAAACGGAATATTATATTGAATCAGAAGGGAAATGGGGATTTCCAAAGTTTAGTAATTATAGTTCTCGCCGCAGCAAGATAATTATGGGAGGGATTCAATATTTAATTGACCCTAATCTTGTTTCTAATACAAATTCACTTCAAGTAAAAATGTTGAATAAAGGCGTATATTTATTTGCTGAACTTGGGCAAGTAAATATTCCTCCTTCCCGCGAAACAGTAGAATATACTCCTAAAACAATCTCATTCATTAAGACAAAACTTAAAGAAATTGAGAATGAAATCAAGGAACGTATTAACAAGCGGCTTGAATCAATCAATACTGAATGGGATGCTCGCGTATTCTATCATGAAATTTTTAATGAATCTGGAGAATTGAATATCTTCAAAGATATTATCAAGGATACTGTAAAGATTAATTTCAATAACAAAGAAATTGATTCAGTTGCTATCAAAATTAATTTCCCACATTTCTTCGCATATCAAATCAGGAATAATCAATATAAACTAACCGTAAAAGCTGGATTAAATCAATCTACAAATGGTGATATGGTTGATTTTATCTCAATTGCTAATGAGCAATTAAAGAAAAATGCGCCACAAAGATTATTCTATACTCTAAAAACAAAAGGTGTAGGCAAAATTCGTAAAATTTTCCGTTTTTATTTTGAAAAGAATAACATGATAGATAAGGAATGTTTATGTTTAAAATTGACTGAACCAAATGATTTAGAGCAATTTAACGAATTTTGTAATGAAAAGGGTATTGATTTTAATCTTTTCAAGAACATTGACGATATTGAACTTCCGCCAAAAACAAAAAACTCAAAAAATTCAACAGGTGCTACTTCCTTAATTGGATATAATGCACACGTTTTTGATCCAGAAAACTTTTTAGATGAAGATGAAGTTGGTGATAAGATTTTATCGTTAAAAAATAAATATTTAGAAACAGAACTTTTTAATGTAGATTTTGATTCATCTGAAGCTGGATATTATATATTACGTGACGGTATCGAATATCAAACATTCGATTATAGTCTTGAGTTTATTCATAATGAGTTAAAGGCAGTAGATTCAGAATTCTCTGAACATCCTGTAATCTATTGTTTTACAGAGCGTTCAATACCGAAGTTAATCAAAAACGGCTGGATTAATATTAAAGACCATCTAACAAAGATTTATGATGAAAGATTTAAAGATGCAAAGATAGATGCTATTTTGTCATTTTCATATGGCTTTGATTATATTACTGGAGAGAGAGTCCGAAGCATAATCAAACTAGATTATAATTGTGAAATCATTAATAAAATTAAATTTTTAGTTACAGATGACACACGAAAATGTTATTTAACTAAAAATAACTTCCATTTATACAGCAATATTAAACCAGATAATAATATCAAAAAAATTATTTTTGAAAATAAAAAAGAAATTGAGAAATTATGTGAGAAATTCCTTGACTCCTACCCTGTAATGCAGTATGTTCCGTATTATAGCTGGCACGAAAAGCCAGTTAAGGATTACATTAACCTATTATCTAGCACTAAAAACTAAAAAAAAACACAGTAGAAATGAACACGCCCGCTACATTAATTAGTTCTGATTTTATCACTATAATAATCAAGAACAAACCTCATACAATCCTTTCTAATGATTCTCGTTTTATTAAATTAAAGGAGGCAATCAAAAATAAGGCATGGGATATTGTAGAGCAAGTAGTATCTTTGCCAAGCGCAATCGCATTATTTAGTTCTGGTAAAATCAAAGTATTCCAAAATGAAATTTATTATGATGGTAAGATTGTTCATAATAGTGTTTCAGACCGTATTTTGGAGTTTGCAAAAGAAGGTTTTCCATTTGAACCTCTTGTTCGTTTCTTGGAAAAACTAATGACAAATCCAGAGAAAAGGTCAATCGAACAACTTTATAATTATTTAAATATTTACAAACTACCAATTTGTGAAGATGGAGATTTTATTGCTCAGAAAAAAGTTTCCAATGAATTCAAGGATTTACATACTGGCTCTTTTGATAATTCCGTTGGCAGGATTGTAGAAGAAGACCGTGCTCTATTAGACCCAAATCCAGAAAACGGATGTGGGCGCGGCTTGCACGTTGGTTCTGAAGATTTCGTAAGTTCTTTTGGAAATAAAGGGATTACTATTCTTTGTAAAATTAACCCAAGAGATGTTGTTTCTATTCCTTTTGAGGCTAATTATGCAAAGATGCGAGTTTGCCGTTATGAAGTCATTGCTACGCTAGGGGAAAAGAGTAATGATAGTCAGAAATTTACCTCTAATTACGCTCCTAGTAGTGCGATAACGGAGGAAATCTTTAATGAATACGTTAATGAAGAAGATGAAAAAGATGAAGTTTTATTGACAAACCAAAATACTTCTATTAAGAGTTCTAAAGTTATAGGCGCAAATTCAGCATATTTAGCTTATAGAAATGGGCAAGTTATTGATAATGGATTTCAGAAAATTACTCCAGACCAAAAAGTTACTCGTCAATATTTCCGCATAAATAAAGGAAATGGCTGGGTAATTTTATAATTAAATCATGAATCATTATTGTCATAATGCCTCAGTTCATCATTTGTATGGTTACGTTGACCGCTCTATATTGCGTGGACTTGATAAAAACGAAGCATTAAAATTTGATAAAGCTGTTATTTTTGGAGTAACATCAATTCCATCAAGAGCACTTCATTTTTCTATTATGTGCGAGTCTGGCGCACAATGGGCAAGAATTCCTCTTCATATGTTGAGGCATTCTTTGCCTAGTGATAATGCGCCTGTTCATGAATTAAATGAGTTACAGATGTGGGATTGTCACGGTTGGGATTTTTCAGTAACTCGTTATGAATATTTAAGAGAAATGATGTGTGAGTTTAGGAAAAGAGATGGAAGTATGGTTCCTGCAATGTATTGGTTTACTTTAGATCATACAGATAATGGTTACAGTAATTATCCACCAGAACATAAATGTTATCACGTTTTATTATTAACAGATGGTTCTGGACAAATCGCAGCGCAACCTAATAATAGAATAGTATGGAAAGATGATTCATGGGTTAAACCTAATTTACCATTAGATTATAAAGTTATGAGTCCACAACTTTGGCACGCAGAAACATCAAAGAAAAATGCTCAAGATACAGCAATGACAAAAGAAATTTAATAAATAAATTTTTATATATAAATATTTGAATATGATTAAAATTTTAAAATTTGAAGGAACATGGTGCGCCCCTTGCAGGGCTATAAAATCAATTTTAGCTTCTGTTTCTAAGGAAACTGGAGTTGAAATTCAATCAATAGACGTAGATAAAAATGAAAATTTAGTAAATCAATATAATATAAAGTCTGTTCCGACTCTAATTTTTATTAAAGATGACACTGAAGTAGAAAGAATTTCTGGTTTTGTTCCAAAAGATAAAATAATTTCCCTGTTAGAAAAACACAATAAATAATAAATATGCAAAACACAAAAACAACTACATCACTCATTAATTGCTCTGATAAATATTTTGTCTTCAAAGACACTATTAAAATTGCATCTTCTAATACGGAAAATGGTGCATGGAAACTTATTGGAGCAAAAAATAAAAAAGACCGTGAATCTCTTGCTAAATATGGATTTAGTGTAAAAGAAAATAACTCATAATAAAATGAAAAAAGAAAAAGAAAAGCTAAATAATGATGAAAGAATAAATAAGATTCGTAGTTCTGCTGAATATAAATCTAAAACAAAAGATTTTATAGAAGCAACAAAGCGTTATTTATTTGATGCTCATAAGCGAAAGATTGACGTAAAAGATAAAAAAAGCGTCAAAAATTTAATAACTCCTCTATAAGTAGTTATTTTTGGTTAAAAAAGGTTTGCGGTCATCCTTAAAACCGCATTTATCTTGTTTGAATATGATTAAAAAACCAGAAGCAAACTTTCCAGTAGAAGAAGGATATGTTAGACATCAATTTTTACTTGCTATTGATAATAAAACTTGGGATTCATGGAGTATCGAAAAAAAAGTAGAAAAATTACTTGATTTTTTTGGTGAAAAAGCATATCCTTTTGTAGAGAAGGTAAGAGAAGATAACGATTGGCAAGTATGGCATTTATGGGCTGATTATAAAAAATAAAAAAATGATAGATTATATATATAAGATAAAATTTATGCAAATATGGAATGATTGCATGAAAAATGGATTTTCCACAAGCGATGCGCGTGATTATGCGTCTATTGAACTAAACAATAAATTATTTCATAATTATGAAAATACCGATAGTAACGGAGGAATATCTAAATATCAAGACAACTCAAGAGTTGATAGATATTCTATCTAAATTCCCATCTGAAACAAAAATTCATGGTGCATTTGAAGATCCAATAAATATATTTGTTATATTTCATCGTAATTTTGGAATAAAAACAATTTCAATAGAAGATTAATATTAAAATATCTGTATTATAAAATACAAACTTTATTTCATGAAAACCCACAAATTAAAGAAAAAATTAAATAAAATCTACAAACCAAGGTCAAAAGTAAAAGCTCTTCCAACTAAGATAATTAAGAGCAAAAAAAATAAAATCGAAAATAAAAACTTTTCTTCGGAGATTGATATGCGAGACCTTTGCGCTTAATCAAAAAAAAAAAAAAAAAAATGAAAAAAATCCTTGATTTCCAGAGTGGAATCGGGTAAGGTAAGAAGAGTTAGATGTAATGTCGTTCTTTCAAAATCTTTTCAATTTTTCAAATAAGAAGTAAAGCATAGTGGAGTGTGAAGAGCCGTAAAAAGCCAAGCAAGTGCCACGTAAGTTGGTTCTTCTTATTTGAAATTATTTTACAGGGAGTAAAGGGTTTCATTATATCTTATCAATTTTTTTAAAAGAATTGGTTGACAATTATGATAGTCCCATGTAGATTGGGCGTGAATCAAACACTTCCTCCCCTATTTAAAAACTGGGGATATTAATTTTTGTTCTTTTTTAATAATTTGTCTCATAATAAATATGTAGTAATCATATAAGGATTATGCACGGTTTTTCCTGTCAAGCATAACTCACAGAAAGCCGGAATTAACGAGCCGGATTATGAGATAAAAAACCGAAATCTCTTGGGTGATATGGTTGCCACTAAATATAATTGGTTCGATTCCAATAAGAGAAAGTAGGTCATTTTTGTTCTTTTTATATTTTTTTCAATCCAAATGAAAACACTCAAGATTATGCCGTTAAAACGTAATTATTGATTGACAGTCCGCTCTGAACAGGACTATAAAAACGAGATAGTTGGTTTTGCTAGTTTCCGCGAATCTCAAAAAACTAGCATTTCAATTTTGTTCTTTAAATCAATTTTAATCTCGAAATGAAGATTGATTATCTTTATTTCACAGGATAACGAATTCACCACCCGACTTGACGGAGAGAGAAAAATTCAAAGGTGTTCTTGACTTTTTCGATGAATTCGCCGAATATCATTAATCAGTTAGAGATTGAACACAATTTTATGCGAGCGTAGTATAAAGGCTATTATGCGGCTCTTCCAAAGCTGAGATGAGGGTTCGATTCCCTCCGCTCGCACCATTTACCAATTAATTAGAAAATTGGCGGTTATAATTTTAGGTTTTAATATTTGTCTGATAACAAGTGAAAAATTCCCTTAAAAAATTGTGGGACAACAAAATATCCTCTTGACGAGTGAGTGAGACTCGTCTAAACATTTTCTTATTCTTTAAATACTTTATGGGCGGTTAGCTTAATGGTTAAAGCAGAGCACTCATAATGCTTTGAGTGGGGGTTCGAATCCCTCATCGCCCACCATTTTTCCGAAAAAAGGTTTATAGTAGGCGATTCCAAACCAGAAACCTTGATTAATAAAACTATGTTTTGCTGAAAAGTTTAACTATGTTTTATTAAAATACCCATTAAGATCGACTGTTAGGGAGTCGAATTTTTTTTAAAAAAACACTTGAATTACAATACGGAATAAACTATGGTATTAGAAGTTAAGTAAAATTTTTGTTCTTTCAAATACTTTTATCGGGGGTCATGTCCTGATAAATCCTCGTAAATAAGCAATGCTCACAACTAGATGATTTCATTGGTTTCTAAAATGAGATAAAATCTCAAAATGCAAGGATCTAGCTTCGCTGGAGACATTTTAGAAACGCTTATTTACGAGGTATTATTTTTGTTATTTTAACATTTTTCCCCTTGTCGATGAGGACATTGATTTATTTAGTGGTTTTTTTAAATTGATGATTAACCTGATGCAAGGGGATATTATTTTATTTTTGTCATAATAAAAAATATGAAATTTTTTTAAAAAAACGATAGAAAAGTATTGACTGAAAGTATGGTTTGTGGCAGGATAGTAGAAGGTTAAGAATAAAAGGTTCTTTGAATTACTAAATTATTTTATCGCGTTATGGTGGAATTGGCAGACACAAAAGACTCAAAATCTTTCGCCCGTAATAGGCATAACGGTTCGATTCCGTTTAGCGCGACCAATTTTTGTTTTTGTTATTTTTATTTTGTCTCCGTAGCTCAGTTGTATAGAGTATCCGTCTTCTAAACGGATGGTCGTTGGTTAGAGTCCAACCGGAGACACCATTTTTTTGTTATTCTTCCCAGTATAAGTTTCTGTTTGGCTATGACAATTGGGGCAAAGCCATCGTAAATTTTCTAATCTATTATCTTTATTATTTCCATTTTTATGATCAAATTGTAAAGTTAGCGGTTTATTATTCCATTTATTTTCAATCTTACAACATTCGCATTTTAATGGCAGATTTTTTTCGCAAAACCTTCTTTTTATCGTTTTTACGTCAACATCCGAATTTAACTTAAACATATCTTCGTCTTTATATTTTTTATAAAAACTTTTAAATGGAGATTTTTTAGCTCTTAATTCATTAAATCTTGTTAAATCTAAATCTACCATTCTTTTTTTAAGAATTTTTCTTGAATGACGACATGATTTGCTTAGATTAAGCTCTCCTAAAATAGAACTTATAGAATTATTATTATCAAATAGAGTTTGAAGTTTTTCATTAGGAATTTGATTTAAAATACTTTTTTTCATATATAAAGGATAAACACTAAAAACCAACTCCTTTATAAATATGCGCCATTTTATTTTTGGATGAAAGCTTAAATCAAATATAAGCAGATAGCTCAGTTCAAAATCTGGCCCGTCCAACCATTTATTTATAAAATAATAAAATAATTTAAAACAAACTTTTATGTAAAACCCGAAAATTATCAATGAAACCTATTAAAAAGATTTCACATCGTCACCAAGAAAAACCATATTCTTGCGTGGCATCTGCTGTATCTATGTTATTTGGAATAGAAGAAAGGATTGCTAGAAAACAATTAAAAACAACAAGACTTGGAACAGAAATGTGTTCTATTGAGAAATTCTTAAAAAGAAATAATGTAATTTTCAATGCTGTAATCATAAACGAAGATTATTGGAACATATTTTCTAATCTAATTACTTTATCTTTAAAGTTTCCTGTGATAAGCTCCGCAAATTATAAAAATAAATACTCAAAGAAAGGGAGAGACCATGCAGTATTAATTTGCGATGGTAAAATATACGACCCATCAGAAGATAGGGAGATGTCTGGAGAATCTTACGAAAAGACTTTTAGTAAATCTTTAATATTTAATTATCTGATAATAATAGATGATGAAAGAGATGGATTCCTAAAAGCATTTAGAAATCAGCCAATGTATTAATAATATTTTTTTAAAAAAAGCGAAAAAAAACCTTGATTTTTTCTCTGTTTAGTCTATTCTCTTATTCTCAACCCAAAAACCAAATGAATACCGAAATCCTAGAAAAATTAAAAAAACTTCTCCAACTTCACAAAGGAGCAACTGGAGCAGAAGCAGAATCCGCTCTTGAAAAAGCGACTACTTTAGCAGCAAAATATAATATTGACTTAGCTCTTGCGTCAATAGAGCAACCTAAAGAAGAATTTACTTCTGAAGAAATTCTTGAAGGAAAGCGAATGAGTGTAACCCAAAGATTTATTTCAAATGTTTTGCAAAAGCATTTTAATGTTGATCTAGTTTATTCTGGTTCACGATACGATGGAGTTAAGATTTGTTTCCTTGGTCGTAAATCAGACGTTGAATTCGCTCTTTATGTCCAATCATTTCTAAAAGAACATATGATGCGTTCTTGGCAATATTATCAAAAGACAAATAATGCCAAAACTCGTTATCGTGCAACATTTCTTGAGGGATTTACGAGAGGGCTTGATATTAAATTAACTGAAGCTAAAACGAAACAAGAGAATGAATCTTTTGCTGGTATGGCTACTAATATTCAGAAATCTTCAAGAGAGAAATATTCAATAGTTCTTGTAAATAATAAGAAGGAAAGAGATAATTTTGTAAAAACAAAGTTCCCAAAATTATATATATCAAATGCTTCCCGCTTGAATATTTATGGTGGAGACGCATCCTCTGCTGGATTTAATACTGGATATACTACAAATATTTCCCGCCCAACTGATGGGCAACTTTGTTTAAACTAAATTATAAGCCGCCAGTAGATAGATTTCCTTTCAAACCAAAAAAAACAAAATGATTAAACTAACATTCCAAACCGAAGACGATTACATTAAATTTGCAAGGACTGCTTGCATCTTTACCAATTTGCGTGCATATAATGCAGCAGCACACGTATGGAAAAAAGAAGATATGCCGTTTATTTCTAAGATAAATGATAAGGAGTTTAGAGAAGAAAACTTCCAAGAATGGAAGAAATGTTTTGAGATATACGAAAAGGCAGAAAAAGAATACGGAGAAGATATGTCTTATTGGAGAGGTATCTTTGAAGATTATAATGCAGAAACACTTCTTTATAGTTTAGGATTAAATTATAATCCTGATGAAGATGGCGATGGTGTTACATACATTGCATCCGATTTAGATGTTGATCTTAAAACATTAGAGCGTAACGAGGATTTTCCAAAATCTTTTCCATGTGTAACTTGTGTTGAAAATGGTAACAAATACGATGGTTTATTTATCAATCATGTTTATTTAGAAGACTTTAAGAACGAATCACCACTATTGAAATTTGATTGGCTTGAAGAGAATGTTCGGGCTTTTTGGGTTGAGGGTAAGGGAAGTTACTACGGAGGTTAAAAGATTTTCTAACTCGAAGACAATGAAATACCTTATTATCTTTTACGCAGTAATGGCAACGCTAACAGCGGCATATTTCTGGCTGCGCCTCCGCCAAGCCGAGCGGGATTCGTGGCACATATACAAAGCGGATATTCGCCGCGAGGTGCGCGAGCAAAGAGCCGAGATGCGCCGCGCCGAGATAGTGGCCGCTGGCAAGGCCCGCTACAAAATCGCAAACGAATACGGCGATGTTTTCTTTTTGCCTAACAGGAAGTCCGGCAAGGGCCGCAAGGAGACACTGTTTACCTTCAAACAATGAAAACTTATTGCTACGAAGTCTGTTTTGCTCCATCTGGTTATCTCACTTGCATTAGAAAACTAGAGGTTGAAAAATTTATCACACCTAATTCATTCAATAGATATCTCGCCACAGAAAAGATTGATGAGGATAGCTTTAACATTGTTTGTGAAGTCGAACAGTCTTGGGATGGATTTCCATTTGACAAAGACGAGAAATATGATTGTTATGTAGAACGTAATGGATATTTCACAAACCTAGAAGCCGCAAAGAAATTTGCCGAGGATATTCTAACTCGAAAAATTAGAGAACTCATTGACCGAGCCGAGGAACTAAAACGCAATCTTGCATCTTACGAAATACAAGGATGAAAAATACTTTAAGAGTATACCATGAAAACGGTTACTGGTATGGTGAAGGTTTTTATGAAAGGTATAATGCAAAGGGTGTAACTTATCATGTTGATAAGTTTGACTATTTTGAGATAGATGAAAATGATAATTGGATTAAAGAACTGATTCGTTGGAATCGCTACTATAAAACCCAAAACGGAAAAAAAGCGGTATTCGTTACTAAAGTTGTATTTTACGAACAACCAGCTAAACCCAGAACAATTCTTATTCCTAAACATTGGGCTAAACTAATGTGCTTTGTTATAGATTTGCTACCTGAAAAACTTAAAAGAAAAAGAAAACTTTGGTTTGGACTATGAAAAAGGAATATCTTATACTTATAATAATACTATTACTTATAGTAGGAACTCCAGCATGGGTATTACTTGCTGCACT